AGACAGAACAACAGAATGAACAACAGGCTGAACAACAGGCTGAACAACAGACTGAACAACAGGCTGAACAACAGACTGAACAACAGACTGAACAACAGACTGAACAACAGGCTGAACAACAGGCTGAACAACAAGCTGAACAACAAGCTGAACAACAGGCTGAACAACAGACTGAACAACAGACTGTGCAACAGACTGTGCAACAGACTGAACAACAGACTGAACAACAGGCTGAACAACAGACTGAACAACAGACTGAACAACAGACTGAACAACAGACTGAACAACAGACTGAACAACAGACTGAACAACAGGCTGAACAACAGGCTGAACAACAGACTGAACAACAGACTGAACAACAGACTGAACAACAGGCTGAACAACAGACTGAACAACAGACTGAACAACAGACTGAACAACAGGCTGAACAACAGACTGAACAACAGACTGAACAACAGGCTGAACAACAGGCTGAGCTAAAAACAGATGAGATTAGTACACAACCTCAGAAAGAGGTTAGTACACAACCTCAACTTAAAAAAGATGAGGTTATTAGGGATCGAGCTTTTATAAAAAGGGCTAAAAGAGAGGGGTTAACTCCTATTGAGATGGCCAAAAACAACTTAAAGCGTATATATGATAGGTTTGTTAAATTAGGACATGAGGTTGTTAAGGACGATGAGGGTAAGGTGACGTTGGGTGATGCTATAAAGATGTTTAAAAGAGCAACGGGGATGTCAACGAAGGCTATAAGTGAAGTATTGAAGTTTGCAACACCTGATGTAAAATGGCATCTTACAGGGAATATGCAAAAAAAGTATGGTAGCGGAGTGGGGATAACGAACTTTATTAATCCTAATCAGATAGCTTATATAGCTAATAATTGGGATGAGATAGTAAAAGACCTTGCTTTGGTTAAAGTAAAGATGAGAGATGCTGTAAAGAATAGAGCAGAATATAAAAAGAAGATTGATGCGTTTGTAAAAAGAAATGCAACGTATGTTGAGCGAACAAAAAATGCCTCTTTAGATAATTTCCATGTTGTTAAACAAGAGATGAAGGGCGTATTTGGATGGTTTGACAGTAGGGGTAAGAATTTTAAGTTGGCGGAGTATTATTCAGGTTGGGTATTTGATAGCAGGGATGCGTATATAGAATTTGTTGGCATGTTGAATAGGTATGGTAGTACTTATGATGGGTTATCTGTGTCTGAAGATGAGAGTGGGCGGTATATGTCTAATCCTGATGCTAAGTATCCGGAGATACCTGAAAGTAAACTTGGGTCAACTGTTAAAGCTATATGGAGCAAGGGGCAGGCATTTAAATTTACAGGCAGTACGTGCATTGGTAGTGCGGCGGATGTAGCATATTTAATGAGATTGCTTGAAGATGCTGCGGTTGAACATGTTTTTGCGGTACATATTGACGAGAATGGTAATTCTTTTATTCAGCATGTATCGGTAGGTGGTGTATCTAAAGCGATTGTTGATGCAAAGATTATAGCTGCTGGAGTAAAGCAGTTTAATTCTAAAATGGTTTATTTGATACATAACCATCCAACTGGCAATGTAACGCCAAGCAATAATGATTATTTTGTAACAGAGACGATTAAAAAAGTTTTAGGAGATGATGTTACAGTTGCCCATGTGATTATGGACACGTATCGTATGGATTATTCTGTACATTATGATAGAGGAAGTTGGAGTGAGCATCGTCGTGAGTCAAAGGGAAGAGGGGTAACTATGCCTTATGATTATTATATGATGGATAAGTATGAGCTACTTTCATATCCTTATGGTAATATAGGTTCTGTAAATGACGCAGTTACATTTGTTCAGCAAATGCGTTTTTCGGCGTTTCCTAAGCTGGGGATGATTGTTATGAATAATAGTGGAGATGTTATTGCTAATTATATTCTTGGCAATACTTTTGACTTTAACAAGGCTTATCATTTGGCATCGTCAACGCCTACTGGAAGTTCAGTCATCTTCTATGGTAACAATCGGGAGGTGGTGAAGGTTGTTGATGAAAAGTACAGATTTTTTATCGGCCAAATGTATGTACGTGATTATATTGTTGTTGATAGCAATAGTAGTGGTGTTACAGGTTTTTATTCCACGCATGAACAGTTTGATATTACTGTCAGTAAGGCGCAATCAGTTTATGGGACTGATAGTGTTTATAATCATGGTGAGCCAGATCCTTATATTGTCAGTGAGTCTGATTCAAAGGATTATGATTTACGTAATTGGATAGATGAAGATAAATTGACAAACATGGAATTGTTTAAAATAGAGTTCCCTGAACTTGTCTATCTGGCAAAAGAGTTTTTAAGTGCAGAAGTGATTGTGGGTGTGCTTGCTGCGAATATGTGGGGTCGTGCTATATTTAGTGATAAAGTGAGAAAGATAAAGTTAAGCAAAGAATTGTTTGAAAAGGCTACATATGATGATCTTTCTAAAGTTCTTGGCCATGAAATAGGGCACATTATAGATCGTTTGGCGAAGGTAAAAGGTAGTAATTTATTAGGAAATATAGCGGGGTTAATGAATTACAGGGAGACATTATTACCTGAATCACCTGGAAGGAGTAATATACTTACGGATGAGGATAGAAAGAGGTTGAAGAAGGAGGCGGAGAAACAAATTAAGGAAGAGGCTGAAAAGAGTATGGTTGAGATTGTTGAAGAGGTAGTAAGTAAGATACCATATTATGAGGATATAGGTGTGTCTCCCAAAGACATTGTAGATATTTGGAATAATGTAGATTCGGATTTAAGGAGTAGAAACCCTGAACTTTACAATTATATTGCTTCTCTTGACACTAAGGGTAAAAGGGCTATTGTAACAAAGGCCATGCAGGGTTATGTTGACGAGTTTATACAGAGGCGTTATGGTCGGATACTTAAGTATAAAGATATTGTTGAGAAGATACGTAAGTCCATTAAGACTAAGCCCGTTACGGCGGAAGCTATAAGTGAGCGTTTTTCCGAATTGTTAAGAGAGGAAATAAATAAAAGGCGACTGTTTGAGTTAGAGACGATAAGAGAGGAACTAAAGACATTGTCTAAGTGGTGGAAGGAGTTTGATGAGAAATTAAACCCTAAATATACTAAGTATCGTTTTTCCAATAGGGAGCTTTATGCTGATGCTTTAAGTGTTCTTTTTAATGCTCCACATGAGCTTGCAGAAAGAGCTCCATTTTTTAACAGGGCTTTCTTTAATTATTTCGGTGTTCGTCCGGAGGCTAAGTCCGGTTATGAGCATTTACAGACTTTACTAAAAGACCCTAACATGGTATTGGCTGAAAGGAGTCATCGTGTACGTAAAGGCTTTGAGGAAGCTCGACAAAAAGTATTAGAACAATGGAATAAGTCAAAAAAGCATAAATTCGGCGTAGCTTCATCTTTTTGGATGAAGTATTTCAGCATCATTGATGTTCTTATAAAAAATGTTCCTGATGTTACCTCCAATTATGGGAAATTAACACCTCGTCAGAAGATACAAAATGCAGTCGAGATGATTGCATTTATAGACAATGAACATTTCTCATTACTTGACAAGATCACTCGTGAGGTGGTGTTGCCTTTAGAGATGCTTGGTGTAGATTTAGATACTTTTGGTGAGGCGTTAACGTATATACGCATTATTGAGGGGCGTAGTGATAAGGCTGCCCCTTTAGGGTTACAGGAGATGTTTAGTGTGGAGGGATTAAATTTTATACGAGAGAAGATGTCTGTAGAGGTGGAAAAGGTGTTTTTTGATAAGATAAGGCTTTTTCATGAGTATATTCATGGAGCTCTTGTAAAGATACAAGCTGAAAGCAACATGTTTTCAGATAAGCAGATGAGTATTATTTTTAAGAACAAGTATAATTATGCTACATTTAGGGATATAAAGTATGTTGGCAATTTTGTTCCTGCTGTGATAAAGCCGATTAAGGGTACTTTAAACGCTATACAGAATCCTTTTGAAGCTACTCTTGCTTATGTTTTTGCATTACAACGGGCGGCACGTAAGACATATGCTAAGAATATGACCCTTGAATTTTTGATGAAGTATGACCCTCTTGGTGTAGAAAATGCGAAACGTACCCGTCAAGGTTTTATAGTAAAAAAAGATCGTTATTTGCTGGATTTTTATGAGAAGGGTGAGCATGTTGGATATTATGTTGATCCTTATTTTGAGTATATCTTTGAGGTAGTGAAAGATAATGATCTTGCAAGCTTGACAAAACTTTTCAAATATTTTAATAAAGGTTTTAAGCCTTTAGTTACAGAGTTTAATCCTGGTTTTGCTTTTATGTTTAATGTTTTAAGAGACACTAACAGGGCAAAAGTGGATTTAACGAGTATAGTGGGCGATGGGAAGGTTATTCCTATTGAAGAATCATTAAGGGTTAGGGCACATCTTGTTAGTCATTTTTTATCCTCTTTTAAGCAGGGGCGTGGTGTTTATTATGGCAATATAGAGCCTGTGATAAATGAGATGATAGATGCAGGTGTCTTTGACATAAGAACGGGTATAAGTTCTAATTATAATGTGAGTGAGCAGGAGTCTGTAGATATTGTTGCTTCGAGGTTGTTTCCAGAAGTATATAATAGAAAATACAAACGTTGGCGTGAGTTGAATGAAGCTACAAAGACGTTAAGTGCTTTTGGTCATTTATATCGTTCAACGGCAAGGGGTTTGGAGTTGGGTACTAAGATTAATGCTTACAAGTTTTTACGTAAATCAGGTTTTGACATTGAGGCGGCTTCTTTTTATGCAAGGAATATAGCTGGTACTCCTAATTGGAAAAGATACGGGTTGCATACTGTTTGGCTCAATCAATGGTCTCCCTTTTCTAATGTTACCTTACAGGGTTTAGGTATGGATTTAACTCTTGCTACGAAAAGGAAGACGGCGGGAGGATTCTGGTATTCTGTTATTGCCGGTGCGGTGCTGCCTGGAATATTACAAGGATTACTTGCGTCAGGTTTGTTTGATGAGAGATTGCGTAAGATTTATGACAAGATACCTAATTATCATAAGTATAATTTTTTATGTATTCCTTTTGACACTACTGATGATGGTGCTGTTCGTTATTTTGTATTACCATTTGGGGAGATCACGAGATTATTTTTCTCGATAGGTTTTGCTATGTCAAGGGTTTTAGCTGATGAGCGACCTGTAGGAGTTAGGGAGCTTAAACATATTTTTAACGTGGGGGCGTCATATACATTGTCTATTCATCCTCTTATTGAGATTGTTCATGGTTGGGGGCAATATTTATTTGGTAAGTCTCCAACGACCTACATGGGGTCTGATGTTGTTCCTTCTTATATGATGGCTGCCGGAAAAACATGGGAAGGTACTAAAAAGATGCTTTCGTGGACTGCCAGTACATTAGGGGCAAGCTGGATACTTACAATGGTTTCTTATGATCCGTATGAAAATCGTTTTACGGAGTATGGTTTTAAAAATGTTCCGATTTTGAATAGGATATATAAAGAGACAAAAGCGGGCGAGCTTGAAAAGTATTGGGATTTAGTCTCTAAGGTTGATAAGGATCGCAAGGTTGTAGGTATGCGTGAGAAACTTTATCTTAAAAAGGTTGTTGAGGAGTATGGTAAACAGTTTACAGAGATGAAGATTGATTTGAGAGACAAGGATCAGGTTGTTGAACAACGCAGGCATCAGCGGGATTTTCTTGATCGAAAGATCAAGGAATATATAGGTGTAGATAAGATAACGACGGCTGAGCAAGTTGATATTTATCGTCGTATGTTTGATACAGGACACGATTACATTTATGCAGGTGTCCATAATGAGGTTGTTGAGGTTATTAGAGTTTTCACTTACGCCCCCACTTTAGAGGCTAAATGCGAGGTGTTAAATATGTTCAGGCGGCAGGAAGGTGAGGAGGCTTATCAGGAGTTACTTAATTACTTGAAGTGGCAGGGACGTTTATCAAATGACTTTTTTAGCACATGGCATAAGATGTACGGGGCGGAAGAGAAAAAGAGAAAGGAAGAGGCGGTAAAGAAAGAAATGTAATCAAAAAATCATTTTTATTAAAAGTATCTTACTTTCGTAAGATATAATAATTGCAGTATGTCATTTATTAAACAAGTTATAGGCGTTGACAAATTCGTTGATTTACCTTCAAGAGGTGATAAACGGGTGTTTTATGTTGTTCGAGAGCCTGTTAGCGGGGTTAACAGTCTTGTCAGAGGGTATATATGGAATAATGGCGGTTATCAGCCTATTGTTGACCCTAACTTTATCATTCATTGTCCTTATAGCAAGGATGGTTATGATTTTACTACAATAAAGGATGCGCTTGATTTTCTTTTAACAAAGGAATTACAAGTCTCTTTGATTGTTACTCCTGCGCAAACATATGGTTCATATCCTATTGATATTCAATTCACATGGGTTCTTTCAAAGTTGGTAGAGAATATTGAATCAATAGTTTTAAAGCGTATGATGGGGGGTGGTGAACAGGTTATTGCGTCTAATCTTATACAATACACCGTTGGCTCGGTAGGGCAGCATAGTGTTCAACAGACGTTATCTGGCGATGCTGTTTATGAGATTACTGTGATTGATACATTTGGGAACGTGGCAACGGCCTATGGAGAGGTTAAATATGTGTCAAGTAGTGTGCAGATACTTGAATTTAAGGTGTCGCCAGACTATTGGCATGAGCGAGGGGATAGCAATGAGGGTGAGTTTACGTTATCGTGGACGCTTTCTGCGGGCAAAGAGTATTTAAGCAGCATATATGTACAGGATAAGATTTACAGTTCTGATGAGTACGGCGAGCCTGTTTCATTAATGGATTACACGTTAGCTGACGGTTCGGGAACGCTTACAGTAACAAAAGAATTGACCGAGAGTATTGTTTTTAAACTTTCAGTGGTCTCTGTCTCATCGCCTGATGTAAGGACGGCAGAAACGGTTGTTGAGTTTATATCTTATATCCCAATCAGTGTTGAAGTTCCTTTAAGCATTAATCCGGCAAGCTCATCCGGCTCGCAGGTAAATTATACTTTTACCTGTACGTTTAATCGAGTGTTTAATATTGAGAATGGAGGTTACTTAAGACTTTATCAGGTAGATTCTTTTGGAGAGAAGATACTCGATTCATCGAACGTGTTTGGTGGAGGTTATGTTAATATTGAAGTGTTAAGTAGTAAATTTGTAATGATACAACGTTTACTTACAATATCACAGACTACATATTTTGAGTTAGAGGCCAGAGAGGTTGACGATTTTATGAATGTGTCGGAAGTCTCGTCGTATGCATCTGTATCGTTTAATATTGATATGGAGTTTACTGCCCTTTCGGTAAGTCCTGTAAAGGACTATATGAACAACAATGGTTATCAAAGCGGTTATCTATTTACAGCTACATTTAATAATTCATTAAATGATAGTTTAATTAGCCTTGTTAACCTTTCCATTGACGGTGTTAGTTACGAAATAAATAACTATAGCCTTAATGTGAATGTGCTTTCTTTTAGTTTCACGCAGCAGTTTACTGAAGGTGCTACCGTTGAGTTTTTGTTAGGAGTAACCTATGATGGGGTTGAGTTAAGTCGCACAGTGATGTTAACTATGTATTCCATCCCCAATATAAATGATGTTACATTTATTCATACAGGCAATGCAGGTCAGTTTGGGGTGTCGGGAACATTAACCCGACAGCTTATTGACACCATTACTGTTCGTTTTGCAGGTAAAGGGTATTCCGCATCATCGGTCATTGATGGTGCGGAATTATCAATAACTGATAGTTTGAATAATTTCTCTTTTGTAACGGGTGTAAACACGCAGACGTTACAAATTACAGAGACGTTGAACGGTGGGCGTGCTCCTTATCAGATAAGCAAGTCGCTCACTTTTACGTTATATAGCATAACATTTATTATAAAACATAACGGTACGCCTGTAAGTGGCGCATCGGTAAATATTAATGGCAAGACGATTACAACAAATTCTTCTGGACAGGCTGTAGCTAATGCTTTAACAAATGGTGTGTATTCGTATTCAGTAAGTTGTTCTGGATATAATACTATTCAGGATAATGTTCAAGTAAATAACGCAAATCAGACGATTAACATTTCTTTAACAGAGGTTACTCCTGATCATTACGTCTATTTTGGCTATATGACTGTAGGGCAGACCTATGGCAGTGTAACTATTGTAGAAGACGCTGGACAAAGCGCCTTAGCTGCCTTACAACAACCTTCTGTTGTTACAGGGCAGTCGTCTAAGGGAACTAATATTATTGATCCCGTTACTATTCAGTATGCTGTTTATCCATCTCCGTTGCAAGGTCATATGTTTTTAGCTTCTGAATGTTCTGATTATATAGGTTACAAAAATGTGTTTTTTGCGACATTGGATAACATGTGGATTTATGGGCAAGAACATAACGTAACTATTAATGGAAAAGTGTATTATTTATATGTTGCGAAGTTCAGAGTAGAAGGAGAGGGAGATCCTACGCCGGAGATGACCTTTAGTAGCGTTGTGATTTAAAAATAAAAATATTAATATAGAGATGGCAATAGATTTATTTGATGGAATAAGGGTAAAGGCAGCAAGTCCTTTGAACTTACATTCTATTGTAGGAACAAAAGATTTGAATATGTTTGGGACTAAACCTGTTTACGCTACAAAAGAGGCTTTTGCAGCATCGCCTTATTCTTATTCTGGAGCAACAGTTTATGATGTTGATACTGGAAAAAAATGGTTGTTTGAATGGGAGTGGAATGGCACTGAGGTAGTAAAAAGTTGGAAAGAGCTGCCTGTAAATCAAGTTAGTAGTTATGATAAGTATTTATTTGTTGTTAATGTGTCAAATCAGAATTATGATAGTCAAACAAAAGTATTAACTATTAATGAATTTGGTGGTACATTTGAAGTTGGAGATGAAGTCTATATTGTTGTAAACGGATTAGTGTATAATACTTCTTTTACTCTAAATGGGGGGACAAATACTTTAAAATGGATGTTAACCGATTATGATTTGGGCAGTGGTGATGTGGTAGAGATAATATTGTATAAAAAAGTATAATTTTAAATAAAAATGATATGTTAAAGTTAAAACAAATTGATGGATTAATAGCTGCTTTAAACAATAAGGCTTCAAAGGCAGTAATTGAAAGTGGTAGTTACACAAAGGTAACTGTTAACAATGAAGGAATTGTTACCGGCGGTAATAATTTAAATAGCGCCGATTTGCCTATAGTGCCTGTAACAAAGGGCGGCACTGGATTATCTTCGCTTACTTCAGGGAGTTTCTTAAGAGGTGATGGTACTGGTAATGTATCGTTAAGAACTGCTGCACAAGTTAAGTCAGATATTGAATTGGGTAATGTAACTAATCATGCACAAGTTAGGAAGGCTGTGAGTTCCACTGACGGTGTTATTCCAAAGTGGAGCGGTGCAGATGGCGTTTCTATTATTGATGGCTTTACTCCCAGAACCACGTTAAGGGCGTCTGCATCTGCTGATGATGTTAGTATTGCTACGGAGAAAGCTGTGCGAACGGCTGTTGATGCTATAGCAATGGCTGTTGATGCTATGGATTACAAGGGTGCTATAGACGCCTCCACAAATCCTAACTACCCTGCTGCGAGCAAGGGGGATACTTATAAGTTTTCGGCTAACGGAAAGATAGGTGGGGCAAACGGGGTAACAGTCTATCTTGGGGATTTTATGATATGTGTGCGTGATACCGTAGGGGGCACTCAGGGAACTGTAGGCGAGGATTGGGATGTTTTTCATTTAAATCGTGAGGGAGAGGTTATAGGTCCCTCATCGGCCACGAATGGCAATATATCCGTTTTTGACGGCACTACCGGAAAATTGATAAAGGACGGTGGTGTTGGCGTTGATGCTTTACTTGGGAAGTTAGACTATGCGTATTCGATAGATGCTTCTTCAAATCCTAACTATCCTGCTGCGAGTAAGGGGCAGGTTTTTGATATAAGTGTTGCGGGAAAGATCGGTGGTGTCAATGGTGTTGAGGTTGGGGTTGGAGATTTGTTGATCTGTTTACAGAATGTGTTAGGGGGCGCACAGGGTGAAGTAGGTAGTTCATGGGCAAGGATAAGGCGTCCTAACGAGGTATTGGGACCGTCATCTTCTGCTAATAACAGGATAGCCGTCTTTGACGGCACTACCGGAAAATTGATAAAAGACGGTGGTAGTACAATTGCAGATATTGTCTCAGGACAAGCAAATTTGCGTAACAAGCAGCATAAGATAACCGGCAATGAGGGGAGCATGGCTACTGTGATAACTATTACAAACGCCTTGACAGAGAGTGTAATGAGCGGGACTGTTCCTACGTTTAGTGTTAATGGGTTAAGCTATCCTATGGGTGATTATGCCAGCCTTAATATAGGAGAATGGGCGTTTTCAGGTTCATCAATACGTGTACGGCTTCCTTATAATCTTGAAACAGATGATGTAATATTGATAATTTATAATTATTAAAAATGATAAAGATAAAACAGGTAAGTGGCTTACAGACAGAATTGGACAAAATTCAAACTACTAAGTTTATTATTCCTGCTGCGGCCATGTTACCTATGACTGATGCGTCTGCTTACTATCTCGAAGGATCTATTCCTACTATGGTGTTTGACCATCTGACGAACACATCAGTAAAAGCTCAACTGTGGGATTATGAGATCCCACAAGCTGTAGCCAGAATAAAGGCAAGAGTGATTGGTAAGACAGCTGATGAGGTAACTGGAGAACAATTTGCTATGCTTGCAGTTGAAGCCCAATGGGTAGGAACAAACATTGCGTCAGTAACATTTAATCCAAGAACCGAATTTACAATAACAGGGGATGAAAAACTTGTTTATTCTAATAAAACTACGGCTTTTTCTATTGATGGCACACGCACAATAGGTTGTGGCTTATGGATAACTTTAAAACGTGTTGCTTTACATAATGTTGATGATTTGACGCAGCCATTAATGATTGCGTGGCTTGAAATAGAGTTTTTATGATAAGGCGTTATAATTATAGGGTTGCTTTGGGTGAGGCGACATTTGAGTTGTTGCCTACAGGTGATGGCACGGGTTATGCTATATTAAGAATGGAGGCAAGTGAGACGACGACACTTTCTATTCGTGGTGGGGATGCTAAGTTTTACACAGACAATAGCGGTGCTGGTGAGAGTTCCACATGGACTATTACAAGTGGTGCTATACGGTCAATATTTGTTAAGTGTACCTCAAGGTCGTTACTTGTTTTTCCAAAGCAGGGTGTTATAACAAAATGGGGGATTAGTACATCGTTAAACGGGTGGAGTTCTGAAATTAATGCTCCTTTAATTAGTAGTGTAGGCTTCCCTTTACGTAATTTAACACACCTACATTTATCAGGACAATGTGAGTTTTCAGGTTCGCTGCCAAGCGGGTTGACTTATCTTTATTTATTAAGCTCTAACATCAATTGGACGTTTTCAGGTTCGCTGCCAAGCGGGTTGACTTCTTTAATCCTAAATGGCTCTAACATTAATTGGACGTATTCAGGTTCGCTGCCAAGCGGGTTGACTTATCTTTATTTATTAGGCACTAACATCAATTGGACGTATTCAGGTTCGCTGCCAAGCGGGTTGACTTCTTTAATCCTATATGGCACTAACATCAATTGGACGTATTCAGGTTCGCTGCCAAGCGGGTTGACTTCTTTAATCCTATATGGCACTAACATCAATTGGACGTATTCAGGTTCGCTGCCAAGCGGGTTGACTTCTTTAACCCTATATGGCACTAACATCAATTGGACGGCATTTGATGCTTCAGGTTCAGGGAATATTACTACTTATTATAGATTACTTGATTTTGTAACAACTGCTTTTTCGGTTACGAATTTCATTAGTCTATTACAGTCAATGGTAAGTAGGGTTGGCGGTTTACCTACCACTTGCTTTATTAGTAATTATGATAATAATCCTACTCCTGATGAGATTAAAAATGCAACTCCTAATCAATCCGGCACTGATGCGGAAAAGGCAAAACATTGGGTGGAGCAGTTAAGGTCTGTGAAGGGAGTTACCTCATTAATTTTAAATAATACAAATATTAGTTAATATGAAAGAATATGTTTTAGTAAATAATGGTAATGTGATTTATCGTTATAGTTCATTTGTTAAACCTACAATAAATGAGATTAAAGGCTTTATTTATGAGGTTCAAACGTCAGTTAAGCCTGCTATACCTGTAGGTAAGAAGGTTGTTGAGATTTGGACAATAGAGGGTGATAAGTATATTCAGGGTTGGGAGTTAGAAGATGTTACATTACAAGACACATGGCATGATCAGAATTACCCTAAAAGGATAAAGATAGCCATGCATGATATTAATACAATATCTACTTTACAGGAGTTTGTTAGTAAACTTATACTTTGGTGGATGATAAAAGGTTTAAAACATTATTCTGATAATGATTATGCTTATTTTTATTGTAACTTTATTTATGAAGAACATCAATCTATTATTGATCAGTTTGGTCAGTACATAGTTATTGAGAGTTTAGAATGATGTAAAATTATTAATTATGGAAAGATTTAAAAAGTTTATAAAAAAATATTTGCGTGAGCTTATTTCTGATAAAAAGTTGAAAACGGCTCTATGGCAAATTGCCAATACAGCATTAGTTTTGTTCATAACTTATTTAAGTGGTCTGCAGATTCAAAAGCCCATTTGGATAGCAGTTATTTCTGTGATCATAGCTATTTTAAATTTCACAACAAAGTTTATAAATATAAACTATTTGCAAAAAGATATCTATTAATGGAACAGATGGAACAGGAATATATAATAGCCATTGAATTATTGAAAAACAATCAACAAATAATGAATGAGAAGATGGATGCTATTCGCCATGATTTGACGAAGGGTTTTGAGAGTGTTGAAACAAAGATAAGCGAATTACGAACAGAGATGAAGGAGATGGATACTTGTAACGAGAAAAAGTATGCATCTATTTTAACTGAAAGGATTGTTTATGGTATGGTTGGGATAATGATTTCCGCCATAATAGTTGCTTTATTAGCGTTAATAATAAGATAAATTAATTAAATTAAAAATTTAATATTAATACATGTATTTATGAAAGTGTTAACATTTGCAGGTCGCACTGGTTCTTTACCTCTTGACATTAAGATTGTTGAGAGGGGTGAGATAATTAAGGGTGCGGATGATAGGGATAAGATCATCTCCTATTTTACAGTTGAGGGAATAAACTATGCTTCTCACTATGGTATTTGTTCATTACGTAACGGTACAATAGGCAAGGCGATGGAAGATTCTCGTTTGCCTGTTCGTACAGGTTTTTTAAAAGGTGATGCGTTTAATTATGCAGTTTATCATAAAGGAAGGTTTAACAAGGTTAATTGGTTAAGAAGTTATTCTAAGGGTGGCCATACTTTGTGGGAAGGGGAATTGGGAGAGGTGGTTGATGTAAGGGATAATCCTTATTACTCCTTACCTCCTTATTGGCCTGATACCGATAATTGGGTAACAAAGCCATACGGGGCAGTGCCTACAACAGCCTTCAAGGATCGTTATTTGTATAAGTATATAAAATTTATCGAATGGTTTCCTTTGTATTATACAAAAGGGAGTATGGGGATGGAGATTGTTGAGGGTAATGGGAAATTTAAGTTGGATAAGCGAAATATTTCAAATTCAACTTACATATTTAGCAAGAATGATATTGAACGTGGGCAGATAAAATTAAAATTCACATGCGTTCCTCTTGTCAATTCCGGAAGTACAGACACTGAACGTATCCTTACTTTAAGGTGGTAAATTCCATGCAGTTACTTAAATATATAATTTTAATTTCTTTATTATTTACTGCCTGTTCGCTCGAACGGCGATGTTTGAAAAGGTATCCGTTGCCTTCTACAACTGTGATAACGGAGACGGTTGAGGTAGTTGTTTATCGAGATACAACAGTTTATGTTTACATACCGGCAGATACTATTTATCACACTGATACGATTTTAGTAAAAGACGACGGTATCAATTATCCATTACAGCGTTTAGATGTTGATTATGCTTATTCTATTTTCCAGATAAGGAACAACAAACTTGATTTTCGTTTATTTCAGAAAGATGCTGTTATAGCTCAAACGATTAATAAGGCAATAAAAGAAAGCTCAACAATTGAAAAAGAAGTTGTGAAAGAGCCTTATCCTGTGCCGGCAAAGATAACATGGTGGCAACAGACCATGATTTACTTAGGTTATGTTTTATTTAGTTTGATAGTCCTTTTTTTAGGATGGTTTGTAATAAAATTTTTATTAAAGATTTAGATTTTATGACACAGCAAGGCATTATTGAGGAGGTGAGAAAATATTTTCGTATTGAGGAGCTGGTATGTCCACATACATTTAACAAGTTTGGTGAATCGTCATGGAGATTTTTAAATACTGGATATTTACATACCTTACTTGTTTTACGTACAGAGGTTCTGGGTGTTCCTATGACAATGAATGATTATGTATTTGGCGGAAATATTACTCAAAGGGGATTAAGGTGTAATTTGTGTGAACTTGTAAAGAAGAAAACGTTTGCTAATCAGATTTACCTTTCGGCTCATTGTTTAGGTAATGGTGGCGATGCCGTGTTTGATAGTATTACTGCCGTTGAAGCAAGGGCTATAATAAAAGATAAACAAAAATTGTTACCTTATAATATAAGAATAGAAAAGGATGTGTCATGGCTTCATTTTGACACTTACGATGCCGGTGTTAAGGTTTACGAATTTAATGGATAAACAATTGTTTCTAACAAAACAATAATACACTCCTCATGCTTCTCATAGAGAGCACACTTGAGGAGTTTTTTTTTATCAATTATTTAGAAAATCATTTTTTGCATAATTTATTATTTTAGCAATGTTTGGTCAACTGCTTTCATTGTGCATGTACAGCTCCCTCTGTTTTATGAGGGAGCTTTTTTGTTTTGTTTAATATTTCTTTTTTGTTCTTTTCTTTTAGCTTTTTCGGCTATACGTCTATGATTATTTGCAACAGAGGCGTAAAAGTCAACAAATGTTTCATCGCCACGTTTAATGAGTAATACGTAAGCGAACACTGTTAGTGCTATTCCTATAGTAAGGCGAATAGTGTCAGGGTCATGTAGTATATCTTTTACTATTTCAGTAACTATTTTCATAAAAAAGTAGATTAAAGTTAATTAAGTGTGATATTTTGTTCTTTTCTTCCTTTTTTTTAAAGAATCTTCTTGTAAAATTTCGTAGCTTTTGAGTGGAACAATGATTAAAATTTCTTCTTTATCTTTCTCATTTTTATCTTTCTCTTTAAGTTTGAATACCAATGTTTCAAAAGCATGTAATTCATTTGTGATTGACAAAAATTTGTCTTCCATCACTTCACAATAATTCATGTCAAAAATAGTTTGAAACATTATTTTTAAGTTTGTTTTCAGTGTTTCTATCGTTTCTTTTTTGGAAGAAAAAAAACTTTTTTTCTCCATCTCAGCTTTAACAAGTTGAATAAATTCAAAATATTTATCTTTCATAATTTAATTAATTTTTAATTTTTATTTTTATTTAATCTTTCCATGACTGATCAATCTTTAGGACGTATTCGAGTATATCTTTAACGTCGAAATTCCAAAGATCTGCAGTATTAATATCAATTTCTGTATTGCATACGGAAAAGGATGGTTGTGTAACACTGCTTCCAGGTAGATAAGCTACATACCATGAAAACGTAATCGAGAAGAATAATCCATCGTCGGAATAATCAACCGTTACGTATTGTCTTCCACTATATTTTTTCAGTTGTGAAAGAGCTTCTTGTTTTATTGTACTTACTATTTCTAATAAATAGTCTTGAAATTTCATCTGTCAATAATTTCAGTTTTTATATCAGTAATTATTGGTAACGAATTTCGTTTTCCAATTTTTATGAATGATAACACTTTTTCAAGTGCTTTTTTTTCACTTGAGATGTTATCAATAACGATGGAGTGGGGATATTTTTCTTTTTCACTCCATTTTAGTATGCAACATACTTTTATTGTCATTATTTTTTTAAATATGTTTTTATTATTTGTTTAAACCCATCAAATGAATAACAAACCTCACATTTATAATTTTGTTCTGTGAGTTTGTTCATCATTATTTTTTGGGCTATTGTTGGTTTGTTGTTTCCAAACTTCATTTCAATAAATAGTCCGTTATGTTCTGAAGATGGCACAGAAAGAAATAGGTCTGGGACTCCTTTTTGTACTCCTTCATTTTTCAGCTTTTTTGCTGTTATTTTGTTTCGTAATCCTCCATTAGGAATTGCAAAAAGCAGTTCTTTAATATCATTATACTGAAGACGAAACCACTTAACGCATTCCTGTTGAAGAATACTTTCATGTTGGTTAGTATTTTTTCTTTTACTATTTTTCAGTATTATTTTTTGATGGTTCATTTTACTCCCCCTTCTCTTTTCCTTTTTTCCTCTTTATATAATTTATTATTTTCATTCAACTTTTTTGCTTTATAGAGCAAAAAAAGTAATGCCCCTAACAGGCTTAAATAGATACTGATTATTATTATCATTTTCATGGCGATTTTTTTTTAAGAAAAAGGGTCGTTAATATCCCAATCGGGGTCATCTGCGAATAAATCTTCCATGTCATCATCAGGTTTATTTACTTTTGAAGGGAAAATTTGCACTTTCTCTTTTGGAGGTGTATCTTCTACTGTATCTTCCACTTCTTTCTGAAGAGTATTTTTCATGGTATCAATAATGTTATCTTGTATAAAATAAGAAAAATAGTCGTTTAAATAGATTTGAAGTTCTTTATCTTTTTCGACTGCAATAGCTTCAATTTCATCTTTAAACTTATTTTCCAATGGTTTATTTTGAAATTCGGGAATTAGGTAATTTTTCCCTAATCTTGTTATCTTAACAAGATTATTTATTTCGATAACCCCTGTATAGGGGTTTTTAATACTTTCCACATAGTTAGCAAGTGCCAAGCCTTGCAATTCTATTTTTACAATTTTTATTTTATAATTTTCATTTTCCTTGATGTGCATCAAGGCATATATTATTTTGATCCAGCGGCCTCCGGCGGCTTTTACTTTGTCTTTAATTTCGTGCCACTTGCCGGTTATAGGGAAGTCATTACCTCCTCTATTTCTAACTTTTACTTTAAAGTGTCCAGGCTCAGTGCCTTTCCACATGTTTGAATATATTCCACAATCGTACTTTGTGCTCCATCCTTTCACAGCTTGGAGTTCATCAAGCACGATAAAAGATATTGGCGGGGGTAATTCCCCCGATTCTTTTGTTATAAGGTTTGTAGTTTTAAACAAACCTTCCTCTGCCCTCCATTGCATAATTATCTGTGCAGGATCGGACGTTCTGTTTTGATATTTTGATCTACTCATAATAACATTGGTTTAATTATTTATTTACAACATTAATTTTTTTTTTTAGAATTTCGTTTAATTCTTTTTTCATTATAATTGATTTATCATCTTCTTTATTTTCTTTTTTTGTTGGGAAAGAGATAAAGAATGTGTTTTCCGTGTCAATTTCTTCGATCGAGGCTGTTGTTCCGTATGCAATGCCAATTCCCATTTTGGCTATTGCTCTTGCGGTGGAGCATGTTTCGGCTACTTCAGCCGCAAACTTACCCCACATTGTATCTTCTATTTTTTTACAGGAATGTCCTGTAAATAACAATGATTTCTGTTGGTAAGGGGATTCTCCTATAATAGGTATAGTAATAGTTGTTATTGCATGCCAGCTAACAATTTCTGGCACATAATTTAAAACTGTTTCTATTGAATAGACTGGGTATATCCTTTTTAGGGCTAACAGTCTTTCGTTAGCTGAAGAAAAATACCCATCTTGGGTTTTGTAATACTTTATCCCATCTTTGTCAATTTTTATATCTGTATTCATAATTTTGTGTTTTAATTAATTAATTGGAAGTATCTTTCATTTGCATTATAAACGCCTTTTTTTGTTTTATCTAATTTTTTTAAGATAGTTTTATCTTTAAGTACGCTTATCGCCCTTCTAACGGACGTTAGCGGCCAATATTTGTTATTGGCAATACAGATGTAATAAACCTCGCTTGCCGTTAAAGGTTTATTTTCTTTTTGGAAGATGTTTTTAATAAAATCTTCCTGCGATAGAGCTTTGTTTTCTCTTATTGATAGTTCAGGTTCTTTTGTTAGGTTTGTATTAAAAAAAGTCATTTTTCAACAAATTTTTTTGGATTAATTCGGTTATTTGATTTTTATTAAATTTTTTTTTTAAATTGTTTCCCAATTGAGGAAGTGTACTTCCTTTGCGTACAAAGTAGCGCAAATTTCCTTCTTCCTCAAAATCTATATATTCACAATTATTGTGAAGAAATTCGATGAGAATTTCATTTTTATTTTTTTGTTTTATTTCGTTTAGTGTTGAAATAATTGATGCTATATAAGCATCTTTTTTACCTTTTTTCAAAAGTGTTTCAGACCCCATAATAGAGGTTTTATTTTTTCTATAGTTTTCCTTAACGAACATTTCGGCTGTTTTATTACTACCGACTTTTGGTTCAAGCATTTGAATTTGATGCTTACATTCGTTATAATATTGTTCATCGCCGACCATTTGTGCTTTTTCCATTTGTTCTACCCATTTTTTTGCAGGTAAAACATGGTCATACCAAAATTTATATGTTTGGTCAATGATAAGTTCACAAATCTCGTAATTTATTTCAAATGGGAATACATCTAAGTATCTCCCATTTTTCAATATTGCCAATTCTCCATAGTCAGCCTCTAACAGCAGTAAGGCTGTGTTCAATTGTGTTAAATAAGATGGGTCTATTCCGGCTTCCCATTTTGCCGCTGAGAACCCTTCTGTTGTTTTTATTTCAAGTACACCCTCTTTTTCGAGAGGCTTGCCTGTTATTAGACTAAAACCACCTTTTTTATTTATCATCCTATCTACATTAACGAATAGCCAATCATACATTTTGTTTTTGACTATTGCATTTAATTTTTTACATCGTCTTATAATTTTTCCATTGTTTATATTATTAATGTAGCTTGGATTATTATATTCATCTTTTTTCCCATCCCATCCTTGCCAGCACATAGCTACATATTCTTCAAGGTTTCTACCATGGAACATTGCTTCATTATCTTTTATAGGTTTTTTAAAACCTAATTTTTGATAAAAAAGCACTAATGGGTCGGAATAGTCATCCGCATAAAGTACTGTTCGTACTTCTGATGCGCCAATTCCGTTTAACCTGAATTGATGCCATTTCTCGCTTCGATAAGGTATTTGATATCGTTCGATATTTGTTTTTTGTTTTTTTTTCATGTTTATTTAAATGTTTGTTTTTTGTTTTAACATTCGTAGATTCTATGTTACCTGCAAGGCTAACATCCTGCATCACAAGTATAATTTGGCGTTTTAATTCCCAACATAATTCTGAAAGTTCCGATAACTACTGCATAAGTAATCATATCATCTGACTTCCACTTTCTAAATCCTGTTGAATATGCTTTATGAACACCAGGAACTTTTTTGGCAGTTTTAGGAAATTTGTTAAACGCCAAATAATACTTCTTGTTTTGAAATGCTTTATACATTATTTGTTTTTTGTTTTTTTTTCATGTTTATTTAAATGTTTGTTTTTTGTTTTAACATTCGTAGATTCTATGTTACCTGCTACCGTATGGTGACACATCCTCAATCCCTGCTTCAATCATTCTACGCTTCAATGTGTTTGCAAAAAAATCATCTTGCGGGAAAAATGAATAATCACATTGCTTATATATTCGTGAAAGCCTATCAAGGACGCAGTTAAACCATTCCTTGTATTGCTCTTCCCAAGCATAATTCTGCAACTCAAAATAATTTATTGTAGTTTCATTTTTCCCAAATGGTTTATACCTCATCCCTTCAATGCGTTTTTCACGACCAATCATAGTTTGGTAAGGTCTAACAATGTGAGACAAAATAAATTCGTGGTACTGGTCGTTACGAATAACGGCAGCAGGTAACACACGTTTGGCGTCATTTGGGCTGACGTCTAAGCCTTGAACATTAGTTTCCATATTTATCTTTTATTTTAAGTTGAACATTTGTTTTACAAAATCCCAAACGAATGCCAAGCGTGGGAACGTTAAGTAACTCCTCCGCTTTTAATTTCTTCTTCTCAATATCTTCAATTAAATAACCCCGCAGGCTTCTCTCGTCATGTGAAAAAAATCGTGCTTCATTAAGCATTTGGCGAAACAAGTTCATAAACTCAACCGTTGCCTCTGCTCGTTGTAAATCTGATAAACCAGCCGCTAACACACGGTTAGTGCAATTGCCGTTTTCGATAGTATTCGTAGTTTCTGCCAAGCGGGGTCTCAACTGCCGATCAGGCAGTTGAGACCCCGCTTGGCAGCGAACCTGAATACGTCCAATTGCTAACTTTACATTAACTGCCTGATCGGCAATTGAGACTCATTACGTGTTAATGTATGTATCTGACCATTGCTAACTTTACATTAACTGCCTGATCGGCAATTGAGACCTTTTTTCCTCTTTATATAATTTGTCATTGTCATTCACTAACTTTACATTAACTGCCTGATCGGCAATTGAGACTCAATCGGATAGCTCGGAAGATAGATAGTTACTTTCGCTAACTTTACATTAACTGCCTGATCGGCAATTGAGACTAAACAAAGCTAAAGTCTCTAAAAGTCAGTTTGCTAACTTTACATTAACTGCCTGATCGGCAATTGAGACTATGTTTTTACTATTTGTTTAAACTCATCAAATGACTAACTTTACATTAACTGCCTGATTGGCAATTGAGACCCGACCCTATTTCATTTCAAAGAACTTTTTCTCTAAAAAAAGGGAACGGGGTTTTATTTCCGTTCCCTTTACTCAACTAACATCTTAATTTAAAAACCCACATTGCAAAGGTAATAATATTATTTTTTAAAAAACAAGTTTTTAATGAATATTTTTTTAAATATTTTTTTAAACATATTGTTAATTTGTCTAAGTGTGTATGATTATCAATAAGTTACATCATTATTTAGAATGGTTATAAAATATAAATTAAATGTTTAATAATGATTTTTTTAAGTTAAACATTCGTAAATTTTATGTTACCGCCAAGTGTAAAAAGACAGACGACAGCGGACAAATTGCTACTTAAAGACAGAAAAAGAAAAAACGATAAAATGAACAGCCAACGCACAAAACAGCACATTTGCAAACCGCACAAGCTGACACACGACCGAAGTTTGCAAAAGAGCTGTTTTCTTGCCGACGCACCAGCGGATATTGATATATTTGCTGTTAATTGAAAATGAATTTTAAATAAGGACTAAATAATGTTTGAACAGACTTTTAAAAACATAGATGACATTCTATACAAAGACGCAGGAGCGGACAGTGAATTGGATTATATCGAACAAACTTCTTGGGTTTTATTTTTGCGTTATCTTGACGAATTGGAGAGAGAAAAAGCTGATGAAGAAGCTTTAAAAGGGAAAGATTACCAATTTATACTTGACGAAGAATATCGTTGGCTAAATTGGGCAATGCCAAAAACAGCCGACGGAAAACTTGACCATCACAAAGCTATGACAGGCCCCGACCTAGTTAAGTTTGTCGATTTGAAACTATTCCCTTATTTGGCAGGATTTAAACAAAAAGCGGATAATCCCAAAACGATAGAATACAAGATTGGGGAGATTTTTAGTGAACTTAAAAATAAAATTAAGAGTGGTTACAATCTTCGTGAGATTATCGAAATGACAGATGAACTGCCGAAAGGCAGTTCTAAAGATAAGCACGAACTTAGTCATTTATATGAAACCAAACTTAAAAACATGGGGAATGCTGGTCGCAATGGTGGACAGTATTATACTCCTCGTCCATTAATTCGTGCTATGATTGAAGTTACACAACCTGTTATTGGAGAAAGAATATATGATGCAGCTTGTGGTAGTGCTGGTTTTTTATGTGAAGCCTATGGTTATTTGTTTAACAATATGGATAAAACCACAAATAATCTAAAAATATTACAAGAGAACACGATGTATGGCAAAGAGAAAAAAAATCTTGCCTACATAATTGGAGTTATGAATATGATTTTGCACGGAATTGAAGCTCCAAATATTATTCATACAAATACACTTTCTGAAAATATTAGAGATATTCAGGAAAAAGACCGATTTGATGTAATACTAGCTAATCCACCTTTTGGTGGTAATGAACGTAAAGAAGTTCAACAAAATTTTGACATAAAAACAAGCGAAACAGCATCCTTGTTTTTGCAGCACTTTATTAAAAGTTTAAAAGCTGGTGGTAGAGCTGCTATTGTTATTAAGAATACATTTTTAAGTAATGCTGATAATGCTTCAATATCATTAAGAAAACATTTATTAGAGAGCTGCGATGTACATACAATTCTTGATTTGCCTGTAGGTACATTTACGGGAGTTGGTCAAAAAACAATTGTATTGTTTTTCCAAAAAGGAATGCCGACTAAAAAAATATGGTACTATCAATTAGAAATTGAAAGAAGTTTAGGAAAAAACAATCCTATCAACGATAACGATTTAAAAGATTTTCTTAATAAACAAAAAGGAAAGGAAGTTTCTTTAAATTCTTGGTTTGTAGATTTTGAACATATTAATAAAAAATCATACGATTTGTCGGTTAGCAATCCGAACAAGCAAATAGAAGTAATAAATATTTCTCCTAATGAATTGATTTCTGAAATTAATAGAATAGATGCAGACTCAAAGAATCTTATTTCGGATGAAATTTTCAGAAGTACAATTGAATCACTTCTTTCTCATAATTCAAACAGTTGGGAAAAGACTACATTGTCAAAATGTTGCGATTTTTATAATGGGAAAGCACATGAAAAAGTTATAGATGATGATGGGGACTTTATTGTTGTAAATTCTAAATTCATTTCATCTGAAGGAGAAATCTTTAAAAAGACGAGAGAACAATTATTCCCTTTGTATGTCGGTGATATTGTAATGGTGATGAGTGATGTACCAAATGGGAAAGCACTCGCAAAGTGTTTCATTATTGATGAAGACGATTTATATACTTTAAACCAACGAATTTGTGCAATAAGAACGAATAAATTTGATAAGCGTTTTTTATACTATCAGCTAAATAGACACAAACACTTACTTGCATTTAACAATGGAGAAAATCAAACAAATTTAAGAAAGGAAGACATATTAAATACGCCTTTAGTTATTCCTCCAATGCAAGTACAAAAAGAAATCGTAGAAAAATTGGATAACATTTTTGATATAATTAATCAGGCAATTCAGAATCAACAGAGAATTTTAGACACTTTAGTACAAATGAAATTTAGCATTTTAAACAATACATTTACTGATTAGCCTATTTGCAAAGCCTTATTTTATGAACGAAACCGAAACAAGAGCAGAATTAATCGACCCTGTTTTAAAAGCAGCAGGTTGGGGCGTTGTAGAAGGAAGTCGCATTCGCATGGAGTTTCCTATTAACAAAGGTCGATTAATCGGGCATGGTCAGCGAAGCAAGCCCGACAAAGCAGATTATATATTGCAATACAAAAACAGGAATCTTGCAGTAATTGAAGCCAAGGCTAGAGATAAATACTATACAGAAGGAGTCGGACAAGCCAAAGATTACGCTGAAAGGTTACAAGTTCGTTTTACGTACAGTACAAACGGTTTACAAATTTATCGCATTGATATGCAGGAAGGAATTGAAGGAGATGTAACTTCATATCCTACTCCTGATGAACTTTGGGCTTTGACCTTTGGCGACCAAGACAAATTGCAACCACTTTCAGCCGTTTGGCGTGATAAATTATTGTCCGTTCCATTCGAAGATAGAAGTGGAACATGGCAGCCACGATACTATCAAGAAAATGCAATAACTAAGGTTTTAGAAGCCATTTCAAATAATGAACCTCGTATTTTATTAACCCTTGCAACAGGAACAGGTAAAACAGCTATTGCTTTTCAAATTGCATGGAAACTGTTTCAGGCAAAATGGAATATAAACAAAGACGGACTAAGAAGTCCAAGAATTTTGTTCTTAGCCGATAGAAATATATTAGCAGACCAAGCTTTTAATGCTTTTTCTGCATTTGAAGAAGATGCTTTGGTTCGTATCAATCCAAGCGACATAAAGAAAAAAGGGAAAGTGCCTAAAAACGGCAGTATCTTTTTTACCATTTTCCAAACATTTAATTAATTTTCATGATTTTTCCCAACTCTTTTAAGACATTCTTTAATAATTACATTTTGCAGAAATAAGATTGTTCAATTTTTTCCGAGAGTGCAAAAAAAATAAAATCATGCTGCAAAATAGATGTTATTACATTTTCTTTCATACACTTTTTTATTAATGAGAACAAACCTATTTACGATTTCAGGATTCCCTTTCAATAGAAACGAAAGGTCTTTTATTTCGCACAAGTATTCGTGCCTTCGTTCTATGATAAGGAGGCCTTTTTTTTCTAATTCCAGCATTCTTTGGCAGGTTGATGCTGGGGATTTATAACCTAAAATCTTCTGGAGCTTTCTTACGGAGATGGAGTATTTAGAGTTTTGGAGTAACGCTTTGCAGTATTTTGTCAGTCTCGCAGGCACTCTTCTTTTACCTTCTCTATACATCTGTTGTTGAAGACAAGGTTTGAGGTAGTACAAAATGCACAACCTCATGAGTTCCAACTTGTTTAGGCATCTAAAGGTTATTTTTTTAATACCTAAGTTAGGAGTGTATTTGGCATACAAAGTGTTTAAGGAAGTAATTCTGTAGGCTGTGTACGTTGGTTTGAGCCAACCGTTAGCCGTCATTTTATTTATTAGTCTTTGTAGTGTATCTTCTTTTATGCCTAATTCAACGGCAATAGCAGGTATTTCGGAACGTTTAAATGAACCCCCTGCATTATCATTATTTATTTTTTTCTTAATTAGTTTACCGTTTTTTCCTTTAATAATTTTTTCTCCGGAATAAACATTTTTTCTAAATTTTATGTAGATAAACTTATTAAATGTATCTAACAACCCCAAACTGTTTAGAGTTCCATAGAATATTACAGTTTTTTGGTTGTTAGTCATTATTGAAGGTTCTTAATCATTTTTTTATGCCATTCTTTATATTTTATTGGCATAACTATTTCTACGTCATTACCTGCTTCATAATAGAGGGAGGCCAGGCGTTTATCAAAGATTTGGCCATTAATATAGCCAGGTTTGTCTTTAATAAGATAATACTTGCGCAAATGATTTCTTAACCGATAGAAAGTAAGTTGTTTAGATTCTATTGCTTCAGATAAATGTTTGACATGTTCATGCCAAACTTCATCTTTATAAACAATATTACCTTTTCGGTCAAAAAATTGATAACCAATAAATTCAACAAAAAATTTTGCGTAGGTGCTAAACATATGTGCTAAACATAAATTAATTCAAATGAAATTTTGTAAAAAAGGAGGAGGTATTTACCTCCTCCAATAAAACAACAAAAAAGAAACTGATTGTTAGCTTGTAATGGACAAACATGTAATTAAGGACAAACCAAATCAACAAAATTAAAAGAAAGCAGGAGGAGGCTAACAATCTTTATTTTAATTATTTTTTTAACAATGAATAATCAAAGAACTTTTTCTCTAAAAAAAAGGGAACGGGGTTTTATTTCCGTTCCCTTTACTCAACTAACATCTTAATTTAAAAACCCATGAAAAAAATCACGTTACAAAGATAATATTATTTTTAAAAAAACAAGTTTTTAATGAATATTTTTTTAAACATTTTTTTTAAACATATTGTTAATTTGTCTAAGTGTGTATGATTATCAATAAGTTACATCATTATTTAGAATGGTTATAAAATATAAATTAAATGTTTAATAATGATTTTTTTAAGTTAAACATTCGTAAATTTTATGTTAGCTGCAAGCGTATTACGACACGACACAACAGAAAATGACCGTTAAACAGACAAGAAAAGAGTAAACCATTTTGACAGGTGACAAACAACATAAAGACCAAATTTCAACAGGACATTTGAGCCGACACTCAAACCGACCTAATGTTTTTTATTTTTTTCCCACCGCACATTTTTTAAAACCATTTTTGAAAGACAGCCAACGCACAGCAAGCACATTTGCATTTTTGCCAACCCGCAAGCCGACCCAAAAAATGCAAAAGAGCTTGCTCTTGCCTACGCACCCAAGCCCACCCACCACCCTACCAGCGAACAAGTGGATTTCCAGAGAAAAACGGGCAGACAACGGTATTAAATTTTAACTTTGACAATTGGAAAATTGAAGTAATAAATGACGACAAAAACGGAAACAAAACAGTTTCAATATGAAATACAAAGCTATCAGGAGGACTGCGTTACAAACATTGTAAGTCTTTTTGAAAGTCTTCGCCAAAAAGTAAATTTTGGTGAGGTGCTGACAGCACACCACAAAAAGAATAAATACAATTTTCCAGTTCAAGACACTAAAAACATTGATATAATAATGGAAACGGGAACGGGAAAAACGTTCACGTTTATAAAAACCATTTTTGAACTGAGTAAGCATTTCGGATATAAAAAGTTTATCGTTCTTATTCCGACTGTTCCAATTCGTGAGGGAACAAAAACAAACTTAGAGGACACCAAAGATTACTTTAAAAGCTTTTACGCCAACGAGAAAGAAAAGGAAATTGAAACCTTTGTTTATGAAGGTGGAAATATTTCAGCCGTTAGGCAATTTATCGGAACTTCTCATTTATCGGTTTTGGTAATGACTCCAAGCTCATTCAGCCACAAAGACAATATCTTAAACCGACCTTTAGAAAAAGACATTAACACACCTGAATTGTTCGTAAACAATCAGGAACCACCAAAATCATATTTGGAATGTTTGAAACGACTGAATCCAATTGTGATAATGGACGAACCTCACCGTTTTGAGGGTAACGCTTTTAAAACCTACTTTGACGGTTTTGAAAATTACTTTTTGCGTTTCGGGGCAACATACCCAAAAAAGAAAGACAGTTTAGTTCTTTCTAATGTGGCTTATGTGTTGGACAGCATTTCTTCTTTCCGACAAAGTTTGGTTAAGAAAATTGTGGTTTACACGCAAGATGTTGTTGAAAACACCGACACACTCATAGGCATTGACAACAAAAAAGCCATTGTAAGCACACTGACCAACGGAATTATTGCAAGACGTGAATTAGGCGTTGGCTCGGTTTTCAATGGAAAGAGCATAAAGAAAATAAACAAGGACACGATTGTTTTAGCGGACGACACAATAGAAAAAGTTGATTATTCTTTGTCAGACGAATCACTGCGGGCAATGATTAAAGAAACAATTAAAATTCATTTTGAAAAGGAAAAGGGATTGTTTGAGCAAGGCGTAAAAGCACTCACCTTGTTTTTTATGGAAAGCGACACCAGTTTATTTCGTGGCGACAATCCTAAAATCAAAAACATATTTGAAGAAGAATACAAAAAGCTATACAGCGAAATAGTTAGCAAACTCGACCAATCAAGCGAGTATTATAAATTCTTGCAAAACGACTTTGACAGCGATAACCATTTGCAAGTTCACAAAGGATATTTTTCAGGTGATAAAGGAAACGCAGACGAAAAAGTAAAAGCAGGAGTTGACGAAATTCTGAAAGACAAAAAGAAACTACTTTCTTTTGAAAGTCCAACACGTTTCATTTTCTCCATTTGGGCATTACAAGAAGGTTGGGACAACCCGAATGTATTTACCATTTGCAAACTATCCAACCAAGGAAGCGAAATATCTAAACTGCAACAAATTGGGCGAGGTTTACGCATTTGCGTAAATCAAAACTTACAGCGTAACACGCTGAAAAATCTAAATGACGACCAGGAGGCATTTTGGAAAATCAATAATCTTGATGTTGTTGTTTCCAATAAAGAACACGGTTTTGTTGAGGCAATTCAAAACGAAATTTTAAGCAACTCATTCCTGATTGCTGAAACCTTTACAGAGCAAGAACTCATTAAGACACTCAAAGAAAAATCGGGCTTTGATGATGACACAGTAGTTACTTTGGTGGATGATATTCTGAAAGAAAAGAAAATGATTGTTCGCAAGGCGATTGTTGACGGACAAAAGATTTATGAAAAATCGCCTGAGTTTTCTGCAATTCTGAAAGAACAAAATCTGCCCGAAGAACAAGTGAAAGCCATTGAAAGCTTATTTGCGACTGATACAAACACCTATGTTCAGAAAGCCGAGAAGAAAAAAGAGAAAAAGAAAGTTTTCATAAAATCAACGCACCTGCAAGAGTTTCAAAATTTGTGGAATACAATCAACAAGAACGCCTTTTATGTTTTAGATTCTTTAAGCGAAGAACAGGAAAGCCAACTGATACAAAACATAAAAGCACAAATTGAAGCTGTAAACATTGAAGAAATTTTATTGCAAACCATTCGTGCAGAATTGAACGTAAACAAAATTGGCGAACAAGGAGCAATTACTGAAAAACTAACCGATACCGTTTCATACAAAAGCAAAGTTGATTATTTGGAATTGGTTCGCACTTTATCCAACAACACCAAAACGCCTATTTCCTTTGTGGTAAAAGTTTTCAATGCTTTGAGTAATGATTTCAAAACCAAAATGCTTTGCAATAATCCTGAACAGGCACAAAGAGAAATTTCCGAAATAATCAACAAGAACTTAATTGCTATGCTAAAAGCAAACATTAAGTATGACGGAATTAACGGAACAGGTTTGCCAAATGTATTCAAAACTGAAAAAGGCAAAACTTATTTAGACACAGGAAGCGTTGGGAAATTCCAAAAGGAAATTGCAAACGACTTTTCTCTGAAAACTAAATGGGTATTTGAAGAAGTGATTGAATACGACAGTGATTTTGAATTGGAAATTGTGGAGCAAGACCCCGACATTGACAGTATTGAGATTTTCGGCAAACTTCCACGCCTTAAAATCAAAACTCCTTTAGGCGATTACAACCCTGATTTTTGCTATGCAATCAAAAGCACCGAAGGCAACAAAATATTACTTGTAGTAGAAGCCAAAGGCTATAAATCGTCAACGGCAATCCCAGTAGATGAAAAAGGGAAGATTGATTTTGCTAAAAAGTATTTTGAAGCCTTATCAGAACACTACAAAGACCAAGACATAAAAATTTCATTTAAAGAACGTATCAATAAAACGCAATTGGCGGCATTGATAAACAACGCATAAGACAATGGCAGAACAAGATTTTATAAAAGCAGGCTTTACTGTAGTTGGAACTGAAACCAACGAAAACAAACTTTTGAGTTTTCTGAAAGAGAACTACCCGAATGTAATTAAAGACACCGAAATAAATATTGAAGAACTGAAAGCCGTTTTGGGTTTGCCAATTGACGAAAAAGTAAACGGCTACGGTTTAAACTTTGTGGGTAGAAACTTTGCAAGGGCAAAATATGCCCAAAAGACTGAAAAGGAATTAAGCCTCAACAGCTCGTTGAGCAAGAATATTGATACAACCGAAAATTTGGTGCTGAAAGGCGACAACCTCGACAGCTTGAAAATCCTAAAAAACCATTATAGCGGTCAAATAAAATGTATATATATCGACCCACCTTACAATACAGAGAAAGACGAGTTTGTTTATCCTGACAGATTCGACAAAGAAGAAGCGGAAGTTTTGGGATTGGCAAATTTGAGCGAAAGCGATTTTGCAAGAATGGATTTTAGTTTTAAAACCAAGAAAAGCCACAACGGTTGGTTAGCTTTTATGTATCCGCGTTTGTTATTAGCAAGAGACCTGTTAAGCAATGATGGTGCGATTTTCATAAGCATTGATGACAATGAACAATCCAACTTGAAATTACTTTGCGATGATGTTTTTGGAGAAGAAAATTTTGTTGAAATATTTTCTTGGACGAAAACAGCAACTCCACCAGCATTATCTCATAAGTCAAGGAAAACAAACGAATATATTTTATGCTACGAGAAAAATAAAAACAGTTATAAGTATTTTGGTGAAGAACTCGATGGTGGTGACCAACCATTATTAAATGATGGAAACAAAGTTGGTCAATTAATTATTCCAAAAGACAAAGTTAAGTTCAATTTAGAAGATGGCGTTTACCAAGCAGGAACTTACCATAGAATCAAACTTTTAGAAACAATTGAAATAAAAGACAAAGTATCAAACAAAGATTTATCAATAGAAGGCAGATTTAAATGGCAACAATCTTTCCTTGATGCAGAAGTAAAAAAAGGAACTACATTCATTGTAAAGTCTAAAAAGTTCTCAGTAAGGTTTCAGCGTTTTGAAGATGAAAGCTATAAAACCCCTACAAATCATATTAGAGACAAGATTATCACACCGCTTTTAGATAAAGAGAACGGAAACGTTGACACCAACGAGACAGCTTCAAGCCAGCTTGAAGAATTGTTTGGAAGCAAAGTATTTGATTTTTCTAAACCTGTTTCACTCATAAAGTATCTTATTAATTTCCTTGTAAATGATGATGATATAATACTTGACTTCTTTGCAGGTTCAGGCACAACAGGTCACGCAGTAATGGAATTAAATAAAGACGGTGGTAACAGACGATATATTCTCTGTCAAATTGATGAACCAATTGACCCAGCAAAGAAAAAAGAAGCGTATGACTTTTGCCTTGCTAACAACTTGGAGCCAGTTATCTCAAGCATAACTATTGAGCGGTTGAAAAGAGCAGGTGAGAAAATTGTTAAAGACGTTGAAAACGAAAATAGCAAAAACGAACTATTTGACGAAGACAAAAAACAAGTTCCCGATATTGGCTTTAAAGTATTTGACAGCGTAGAAGCACCAAAATTGAAAGTGGATGATAAAGGACAAATTTCAATTACCGAGAATGAAACAGATGCCTTGAGTCGTATTTATAATATGATTTTCACCGTTGGTTTAGACGAGCCAACACAAGTTCCTGAAGAAGTAGTGAAAGATTGCATTTACAAAATCGGAAACCATTATTACATAACCAACAGCGAGAAAATAACCAGTGATGATTATTCAAACGCTATTAAAAACGGCAAAGTATTCATTGACGGTTGGACAGCGAGCCTAAACGGAACATTGCAGAACTATAAAGAAGATGTGAAGATTGTTTTTTAAGCCCACGCATTTTGCAAGCACATTTGCAAACCGCACAAGCCGACACACAAGCCAAAGTTTGCAAAAGAGCTTGCAAAGCCAACGCAGACAAAAATGGTTTTAAAAAATTTTCCGACCCTTCAAAAAAAAAATAAAAAACGCAACGCACAACCCGACAGACAAATGACCGAAAACTCAACAACGACAATGGTTTACAGACACAGTGGAGAGGAACGCCAGCAGCTAACAGCACATTTGCAATAGGCGGGGTTTCGTGCTCCGCAGACAGTTTAGTGGTAGCCGATAGTTTTGTGCTCCGCATAAAGTTCAGTGGTAAAAATCCCGCCCATCGCAAATCTGCAACCCGTTAGCAACAAGGCTACGATAGTAATTCTATTAAAGCGTCTGCATGGCATGGAACTGAAAGAGAACAAAAGCATGCCAAGTCAAAACCGCGCAATTGCTCTAAATTTTCAGACATCCATTTAAATCTATCAAATTGTATGCTTGCTTCAATTTCATCAATATAATAGTAGCACATGGCATTGTTTAATATACATTCCTTGTATCGCTTTACAGATTCTTCTGCTCCTAAATCCTCCACACGAAAAGGGTTTCCCCATTTTGTTGGTCTTCCTACGTATTTCGTGTTTTCTGGTATTCTGTAGCCTTTTGTTCTTTTTCTTTGTACTCTTTTCATCATTATCGGTATTTACCTGCCCAGTTGCTAACAAAGTGTAGCCACAATAGGCGGAAAGTTAATACTAAATTGAAAAGTCAGTGTAATGCTTACTATGGTTACACTCGACCGTTGTGCGTCAGTGGGGGTTTCGTGTTTCAAGTTATCTGTATTCATGTTATTAAAATTAAGTGTTTCAAATTAAGTGTAGTGCATTTAAGCTCGCATTGACGTAAGGCTGCGAACCGTTGTGTGCTATTTTAAAGAGCGACACTACTCTACTCATTCGTTAGCTGCAATATTAAAATTACCGCCTATCACGAGTAAATGATGTGACTCTTTTGGAGTAAGTGCCTTTTACAATATTCCAATGACCATACAATTCAGTCCTTAATTTGTCTGCTTTCCTTAACAACTTAGGGTCTAATGACCCAGTTGAATTTTTGATTTGTTCTGAAATTTCATTGAGTTCAGAAACTTTTTTGTCTATTTCTTCATTTTTTAATACCACATTAACAATCTGCAAAGTATCTGGCAAATCGCATTTATTGCAGCATTGGAAATCATTTTCATCATCAAACTTATTTTTCATTTAAGGTATATTTTTTTAAGTTTTTAAATTGTTTTCACTCTATTTCAATCCATTTGTTTGGGTTGTATGTTGTTCCATAGTCATAGAATGTGCTTTGTGCGAGGTTACAGTTTAATGCTATGTAACCTGTTGCTCCGTTTCGATGTTTAGCTATGTTTGCAAAACATAGTCCGTCTGTGGTTATTGTTTCTCCTTTGTAAGATACTTCTTTTATGTCGTAATACTGCGGCCGGTAAAGCATGATGACAATGTCGGCATCTGCTTCTAATGAGCCTGATTCTCTAAGGTCTGAGAGTCTGGGTTCTGGGGGTGTTCGTCCTTCGACGTTTCTGTTTAGTTGTGATAGTGCTATAATAGTAACATCTAATTCTTTTGCAAGGCTTTTAAGTGCTTTTGTGATCTCTCCTAATTCCTGATCACGTGTTTGGCCTCTTGTTTTGTTAGTATTTATCAGTTGGATATAGTCAATTATTAGTAGTTTTATTTTATGATTTGCTTTCCATTCTATTGCTTTACTTCTAATGTCGGAAATGTTTGCAATGCTTTTGTCGTATATGTTTATTGGTGAATTTTTTATAATGTTTGTTGCACGTTGGATTTCCGTCAGTTCCGTATTAGAAATGTTTCCTCGCAAGGTTCTTGATATCGGAACTGATGATATTATTGATTTTAGTCTAAATTCCAATTGGTTTGAGCTCATTTCTAAAGAGATGAAGCCTATTGGTATATTTTGGTTTATTGCCAAATTTTTGGCGATATTGAGTGCCAGGGCTGTTTTTCCCATTCCGGGTCGTCCTGCAAGTATTATAAGGTCGGGGGCTATCAGGCCATTGATGACGTTATCAATGTCTGTAAGGCAAGTTGAAATGCCGTATCTTTTTATTTCGCCCGTCATTATTTTTTTTATTTGGTTAAGGTTTTCGGTTGCGATAGTTTGTATATCTGTCTCATTGTTTAGTTCTTCTTTTAGTTTTAATAGTTTTGTGCTAAAATTATTGATTTCCTCGTCAATATTATACTCGTCGGAGTATGCTTTTTCGATGGCTTGAGAGCACATGTTTATCAGTTCTCGTCTCATCCATCTTTCGATTAGTATAAGGCAGAAGTCGGCGGTTCGATGGCCTGATGCTATTCTTCTTGTTAGTGTGGCTATGTAATATTCACCTCCGATAGTTTCAAGTTTTTTCATCTCTTTCAACTTGTATGTAACTGTTAGCATATCAACATTTTTGCCTTCATTAAAGAGTGTTTTTATTGCTCGGAAGATAATTTTATGGTTATTCAGGTAAAATGTTTGTTCATCAACAAGTTGCAACATTGTTATTAATGCTTTTTTTTCGAGCATGGCTGCTCCTAACACTACTTGTTCAAGGTCTGGTGCTTGGGGTTGGATGTTATCGTATGTGTAGTTTGCTATAATCATTCGTTTCCGGTTAACCATATTTTTTCATGGTTAATTTGTTCTTGAGGTTGTAATTTAGTTTGAATGTTTGTTATTATTTCATTGTTGAATGATTTTTTTCGCAAGTATCTATGTAGGTGTAGTCGTTTAGACTTGTCTGGTGTTGCTTGAACGTATAGTGGTGCATGTTCGATAGATTTCATTCTTTCTTTGTCTGTTAATTTACCCCATTGCAAGATAGCATCTTGTTTATCTACTTTTTTGTCGTAGATATTCCAAATTTCTTCAAATGGAATATTTAGAATTTTATTTTTTGTTGTGTCAATTAGTTTTTGATAATTTTTTAAAAGAGATAGGATATGTTTGTCAATTTCATTAAGCTTATTAATAGATCTTCTGTAATCTATTCTTTTTTTCTGATAGTCAATACATATTTTTATTTTTTTCACGTCTTGGTTTGTCATATTAGATAAGGTTTGAGATGTCGTAGTTTTCGTTTTCTATTTTCAGGAAAGCGTAAATAGTATATTTTAATATTTGTTCAGTTGTTATTTCGGTTGTTATTTTCGTGTCATTATCATTTTCGATATAGGTTGTCCAGAACACGAATTTAACAGACAGGTTAAATCCTTCTTTGTTATATTTTATTGTTTTACTTTGTTCGCCTGTTTTTCTATCAAGGTTATTTAATGCTTGAAGCTCCATTAGCATGACTATTTCGTTTATTTTTTTGGTTAATTTTTTCATTAAGAAAGTTTTTATGCGGCAAAGTTAATTTAAAAGTTTGGGAAAAATTACAAAAAAGATTAAAAATAGTATAATTTAGAATTATTTTAAGTAATAGGTGGTCATTTTTTTGTAAGTATGGGGGATGTATTGGGTTAATTTGTGTAAATTTAGCCTTGTAGGTGAACGTTTGCGGTCTTATACGTGGTTAACATTGGAAAAGTGAAAAACGTTGTTAAAACGCTTAAAAATGCGTAATTTTATTAAAGGGGTTAAAGGGAATTAAAAAATCACTTTTTTTTAAATTCATCAATTTCAATTGAGAGAAAATTGATAAAGTCATTAATGAAAAATAGTTTAAGTTGGTAAAAGATTTTTTTTACTCCTTTTGACTTGTTAATAATGTTAATAAGTTCTCTTTGTCTCATTTCAGCATTATGTTTTTGCCTTCGTAAATAAGAAATGTTTCCCATATTATTTTTATTTTTAAAGTTATTTAAAAAATAGGTATTTTGTTTGTTTTTAAATTTCGAGTTATGTATTTATTGATCAAGCGTGCCGTTTTAATGTTTGTCTCATTTCAGTTAAGGCCCGTTAGCGGGTTGTTTTAATTCGATTTGACACACCCTTATAGGCAAGTAAGAGAAACCTCTTACCTGCCTGATAACATTCTAATCCTCCTTTGAAAAGCGACCACGTATTGCTTGAACAGTTCCATAGCTTTTCTGTTGCCCGACGTAGAGTTTGTTTATTGCTTCTTTCAAAGTATTAGCCTTAACGGTAACAGGATACCATTTTCCGTTGATTTTTTCGTCTTTGCCTGAATATTTTGCCATGATTAATTGAATTAAATTATTTATAACTAAAATTGTTAACTTTGATTAAATGACACTTTTTTATTTCATTGCAGATAAATTTGCCACGCTTTGTTTTTTCATGGTTACTCCATTTCTATAACATTGTTTTTTGCTTTTACCAAACTTAATTTATGCCCTTCAAGTTTCTTAAACCATTTTTCGTTTATGTGTTGAAAACCAATAGTCCCATCAGGCATATTTTGGGTTTCTTGTGGGTATTTTTTTCGCAAATACATTGCTAATACAACTCCTTGCATATCAAAGCCACCACCTTTTGTAGAAGCAACTTTTTTATCGTTTACAGTTAAAACGCAATTATGATTATAAGGATAACCACCTTTGGTTGCTTTTGTCCATTTGAATACAAATTTTGCCATGATTTTTTGAATTAAATTATTTATAACTAAAATTGTTAATTGTTAATTATTAATTGTTAATTGTTAATTTCTTGAACTATATTTTTATCTAAAGTAAAATAAATTATAGGCACAGTTATTTTAGTTGAAAAATAATAAAAAAAGAGTTTAACTGCGTCATAATTATTATTTTTAGAGTAATCTAAAATAACATCTATTAATTTAAAATAAAAGCCATATTTGTCACTTTCCATTGATAAGATGTTTCCGTTTTTGTATATTTCAACGGCTTGCTCTTTAGAAAGATAGTCGTTACTTATTTGTTCAAATGTTTTTTGCATTTCATTATCATTGGTAAGGTCGAGGATTTTTTTCGATTTGATTAAAAAAGCATTAACGTTGCCAAATTTGCGGGCAAAATCATAATCTGAGGCAAAAAATAGTTCTTTCCATTTTTCAAATTCTTCAAGATTTTTATTTTTTACTCCGAATACTTTGCTAACTCTGTGCGTTTTTTGTTCTAAAATGTAACCGTTTGAAAATAATGTTTCAATAAGGTATGCTCTTGCCTTTGTTATTTTCATTAGAAAAAATGAAATTGCTTTAATGATTTTTTTCATTGTGTTTAATTGTTAATTGTTAGTTATTATCCATTGGCATTAAAAGATAAGTTATTTTATTAGTAACCTCGTTGTTTATTATAGGTTTTATAATAAAAGGTTTATTATTGTCTTCAGAGAAGTAAATCATTACAAAATTACTTGGGCAATTTTTGAGGATTTCAAGCAAATAGTGATAATTGAAAATGAAGGAGTAAGCGTTTGGAAAGTTGCCCGAAATAGGAATAAAATCACAACCGCTGTTGTTTGTTTCTTCATCAAATGTAAAGACATTTAGCCTCCCATTATCAGTAATGAATTTAACACTATTTGTTTTTTTAGTTGTTAATGGTTTTAGGCGCTCAATTATATTGATAAGTAAATTTTTATCAATTCTTATTTTGTAAGATTGATTTTTAGGGATAACCGCCTGGTAGTTTGGGAACTGGCCAGGAAATAAAGAAGTGGTAAAAATTTTATTGTTAAATGCAAAGGTAATAATTTCAGTGTTATAGTTAATCATACATAATTTATTAGCTTTTTTTAGGACGTTTAAAAACTTTGTTATTTCTGTTGCATTAACATTTAACGGATGTTTTAAAGAAATAGGGTTATTTATTTCGTAAACGACGAGTTTATGGGCGTCAGTGGCTGCGAATGTTAATTTAATATCATTATCATTATCATTATTTGAATTGTTAATATTTATGTTATTTAATGCAGGACGGAGGTCGTCATTACTTGCTGCAAAGGAGGTTGTTTTTAGTGCTTGAAACAGTTCCTGACTATAGAGATAAAATGAACAGTTATCATTTTGTTTGGCTATTGGTTGCTGTGGAAAGGATGCGGTTTGCTCTTCATGGCAATTCATTGTTATTATTGTTTCTTCAAAGGCTAACTGTAACTTAAAATCATTAATAGAATAATTAAAAATTAATTCGTTGCTTTTGATTGTTTTGATTATTTTAATTAGTGTTTTAGCATCAATGGTAAAAATAGCCGTTTTTTCAATTGATAAATTTTTAATTGGGATTATTGAAGTTAACCAGCTATCTAAATTTGTAGCTATTATTTGTAATTTATTGTTAGAAACTGTAAAGAAAAGATTTTGTGTGATTAAATCATTTTGCAAGTGTGTGAAGTGTTTTAAATGGTTTAACTCATTAAGTAAAATTTTTTTTTCGATTTGAAATTTTACTAATCCAATGGTTTCGTCAAATGTTTGATCAATTTTTTTCATTGTCTTAAAATTTAATGTTAGTAAAAAAAAGAATTACGAGGCAAAGATAATGGGACGAGGTGTGTTTTTCCAAATTTTTTTAGTTAAAAAATGCTAAAAAATTAAAAATTTATTACGACAATATTACACACCATTACTTAATATCCTCATTATCAGATAATTGCAGCCTCGATGCAAATTCCGATTTTAAGGAAATGTAATAACTAACAATAGTAAATAGTAAATGATCACCAAAAGAAGTAAAAATAAATGATTTTTTTCCGCTTATCCTTTTTATTACTTTTATCCTTTGTAAATAGTAATAAGTAGCTATTAACGTCTGACGTGTGTAAACAATGTCTAAAAAAGAGAATAAATCAGGAATATAGATAACACCTTCGGCGTTTGAAAAAGATTTTGCAGAAAGTAAAAAAAAAGGGGTGATAGTCTGAAAATGTAAGGAATAGCCGTGAGATAATAAATGTTTGTTTAATAAGGATGTTAAACGTTTGGTAAAGAAAAAAGATAGTGAAAGGGTGTAAAAGGTGGTTAATAAATGATGATTATCATTATTATCAAGATGGTTTAACATAATGAGTTATAATTAAATATTTATATATTAAAATGTGATGTTATTAATAATCAAGCTATTAAGACAATGAAAACACCACAAAGATAATAAAAATGATAAAATGAAAATGCCTTTTTGTACTGTTTAGTTTGTCTAACTCCGAATGATTATCAATGAGTTACATTTTAATTTAGAATGATTTAAAATAATGACCACACCTTATTATATATAGTGTTCATTTTTTTTGCAGCACATTGTTTAATGTTACATTAACAGGTGGCTTCAAAATAAGCCGCCAGATGCACGAAAAATATTTTTTTGATGTAATGTACCAAAACAATTTAAACGTCTTAAAAACGCCTAAAAATGGCCAAATAAAAGAAGTATGAAAAATGGGTAAAAAAAATGATGATGTGAAAAAGCCTTTTTGTACTGTTTAGTTTGTCTAACTCCGAATGATTATCAATGAGTTACATTTTAATTTAGAATGATTTTAATTTAAATCTGCAGAAAGAAAAATGACACTTCACTATTGATTACACTATTTTAGTATATGAATAATTAAGTATTGAAATACTTTTTTACATTTTTATTTTGACCATGCGAAAAGAAACACTTTGCTTTTTACATTGACTACTCTGGCGATAATGTGTGTTAAACACACCCCCACCCTTCGCACTTTTTGACTTCACAGGCAATGAGGGTGGGGGTATGTATATATATTAAGTCCTCACCTACATTTATTAAAAAGTGCCGTAAAACTCAGTAAAACTCATTCATCGCTTTAGTGTGGATGGGTAGTTCACTCAAGTTCAAAAACTTTTTGTAATTTTAGTTTACTAAATCAAGATTTAGATTTTTCAATAATATAATTTACTTTTGAGATTTGGTTTATTTTCTATTTTGATTTTAATATTTTTTTTGATTCAATTAATTTTTTTACTTTTCATAATTTTTTTCTATTTCTTTTTGTTTGTTCTATTTTCACTTCGAGGTTGTATTCTTTTATATATTTTAGTATTAGTGTAAGTATCAATCTATTATCTATTGAGACATAATCTTTATTTATTGATGATGTATCATATATTTGGCAAATTTCATTTTTCACTGTTACTTTTATTCCTGCGAAGAAGTATGATATTTTATTATCATGGTTTATCATCATTTTATTTCCTTCTTCAATTCTTGTAGGTGGGTATTTTTCCATCAGCAATTCGATTATATTTTGTTTTATATCTTTTGCTGGTTTTTGATAATTTATTTCCATTCTTTTCTTATTATTGATTCTTTTTCTATCCATGTAGCGTGGATAATATATTTTTGATGCATTTTCATCATTATTTCATTTACCATTTTTAGTAGTTTAGGTTTTCCTGCAATTGTATTTAACTTTATCACGTCTCCTACTTCCATTAAGTTCCAAAATTCCATTAAAACGTTTTTTAGTTCGTTTTTTGATTTTACGTTATAGACTTTTCTTTTAAACAACAGTTCGTTTTTCATAATTTGCAAAACTAATTAATTAATTAATTATTTTTGCTGTTTACAAAAATTTTTTTTTATGATTATTCCTTACGATTTTGTTTTATTAAGGCTTAAGCCTATGAATACTGAAATATCATTTTCCACGAGTAGTTTTTTAATTGATTATTCATTTAATCCATCATTTCATCAAAATCTTGTTGGTGATGTAGTTATGCTTCCTAATAAGTTTTCCATTCCCACTAAGGATACTGTTAAGCGTGGTATAGAATGGCTTCCTGATATTGATTTAAATGTTGGTGACAGGGTAATAGTTGATTATTTTCAATTATTGCAGCATTTTGGTAAAATTGTTCATAGGTATTCTAATGATTCGCAGGAACTTTATATTAGGGACGGTAATGATTTTTTAGTTTTTGTAAATTATCATGAATTATTTTGCAAGATAGATCCTATAGTTCCTCTTAATGGTTGGGTTATTTATGAGGGTATTTATGATGATGAATCTTATGGTGAATTTAAAAACAAATTACTTTCCGAGAAGATGGGCAGGGTAAAATATGTTGGTAAGTCTAATTTAGAATATCAAGACGGTTCAATTGATGTTGATGGTTTTGATATAGGTGATATTATAATTTTCAAAAAAGGTTTTTACAGGAAATTGGAAAATGATCTTTATGCCACACAGGATAAGAATTATTATTTAACTCAAAAAAGATGGATATTAGCGACATTAAAAAATCAGTAATTTTTCATATTGGAGATATTTTTGAAATTATGAATGCTGGGACTTACAAGGTTTCTTCTCATAGTGATTGGTATTCGATACATAATTTGGTAGTTGAGGTTAAAAAAAAGCTTCTTACCTCCAATTATAAACACAAGCCGATAAAAAGGGAAAGGAGATGGATTGTTAACAAAACATTTAAAAAAGAATGAAACAGACTGAACAACAGACTGAACAACAGACTGAACAACAGACTGAACAACAGACTGAACAACAGACTGAACAACAGACTGAACAACAGACTGAACAACAGACTGAACAACAGACTTTAAATATTCTTATTCGTACTTCTGATAGGCCTTTTTATTTTAAGAGGTGTATTGACAGTATTTGTCATGCCAAAGGAAACTATAAAATTAAAGTTTTAGTTTCTGTTGATAACAAAAATTCAGAAAATTATTCTAAAGAGATACTTTTACAAAGCAATCTTGATTTTGAGATTATTTTTGTTATTAAGGGTAGCAGGGATTTTTATTATAATCTTTATCTTAATAAGCTTCTTGATAAAGCCGAAGGGTGGGTGTGGATTATTGATGATGATGATACAGTTTTAGATATGGATTTTAAACTTTCAGATAAAAGGGTTGTTTATATTTTCAAATCTAATTATTTTGGGCGTTCACTTCCAGAAGATGAATATTGGGAAACGATAACGGAATGCCATATTGCTATGCACTGTTTTATTTTTCATACTGAAGGATTACGGTCGGAATTTGATAATCAACGAAGGGCTGATTACAGATTTATTAAGCATTTAAGTTCTTACAGAAAAGTTGAATGGATAGATAAGGTTGTAGCCGTTGTTGATAAAAAGGGTTACGGTTCATGCAATGATTTACCGGCAAGTATAGATTTTGTTGTTCCTTATGCTTTTGACAAGAATCTTGGTAAAGAATATAATCGGATATTTGAACAGTCGAAAGCCGATTACGTTTGTATTATGGATGGTGATATTTTGTTTTTTCAAAATAGTTTTGGTCATTTTATTTCTAACGTTATTTCTAAAAATTACGATGGTGCAATTTTTACTTGTGTTACTAATCGAATAGGTAATCCTGAACAACGGATAGATAAAAAAATATCATCAGATGCTAATATTTTAAGACACAAGAAGATTGCTCTTAAAAGAAGGCGTAAATACGGATATTTTGTTACTCAAGCCCACATGCGAACATCAATGCTTATCAGTATTATTTCCAAAAAGGTATGGAATGAGATAAGGTTTAATGAAGGTTTGAAAGGTATTGATTGGCAATTCACACAATCAGTTCTTGATAAAGGATTTCCTATATATATCATGCAGGGGCTTTACGTCTTCCACCTCTATAGATTAGGTGATGGCGGCGTTTATTACACAAAACATTTAGATTGTTAATTACTAATTGTTAATTGCTTTATGAACATTTATGAGGAATACGGATTTTCGGATCATGATTTTAAAAAGCTATTTGTTCCTATTTATGATATTAAGCCTGATTACAAAAAACATTTACCTTTACTTAGCAAGTATGATGAATTTTCCAAAACGGATGAAAAAATAGATTTTGACACATTATTCAGATACATAGTTCTTGCATTTGATATTAATTCTCCTATTCGTTATGTTTACAAAACAATACTTGAGCAACGTGTAAAGGCTGCATTGATAGCTGGATTTACTGTTAACAAATCTGGCAAGTTTCCTAAAAATATAGAACAGATATTATTATGTGAAAATGCCTGTGTTAATCGAATGATAGTTAGGTATATTACTATGATTAACAATGAGGATTATTCAACACTTATAGCCTATTCGGAGGCGTTGCGTAAACAACAGGAAAAGATATTAGCGGGAGATGTTGATCAAGAAAAGACTAAGGACATGATCTTTAACATTAATACGCTTAAAAATTCCATCAAAGAGTTAAAAGAGGTTCTTTTAGGCGAATCTCACGATCTGCATCGAACACTTTATGAATTTGTTGATTCATCTATTCTTGGGATATCGCCCGAAGAGATTGCCTCTTTATATGACTTTACAGTTTGAAAATGAGTAAACAGTTTAAATATCAACCTGCCGATAAATATATTGACTTTAATAAGGAAGATGACACACTTAAAACTATTAGGGTTTATCTGCCTAAGCAGCCTGATGAAAAACTTATTGATGGTTATGGTTTACCCCCCAAAGAACAACGATGGCATGCCCCTCAATTACCTGTAAAACTGAAACAGTTACTTTCTAAACATAATACGCTTGAGGAACTAAATAATGCTATTTACAATAACCAGCATGAATATTCAAAAGAGATAGAATGGATAAAAAGAGAATGGGATAGGCGTCTTAACGGTTATTGGTTTTTTAACAATGGTAAAGCCACCTATATGGATGGTTGGCATTATTTTTATTGTGGCTATTGGCATTTGGATATCGGTCTCCCTGATTATCGCTACAGAGATTATCTATGGTTTCATTTTGCCAGATTTTGTTATACCGACACAAAATTACCTAACGGTGTTTGTCTTGGTCGCAGATTGTGTTACGGATTTAATTATCCCAAACATCGTCGGGAGGGAGCTACATACAAGGCACAATGTATAAATTATGAAATTATCTCCCGCACACTCAATGCTCATGGGGGAATACAGTCTATGGATGGTCCGTCAAGTAAAACTGTATTTTTAGATAAGTTAGTACCTCCCTGGCAAAAGATGGCATTCTTTTTCAAACCCAGATATACCGGTAATTCCGATCCTAAAACAAGGCTGTATTTCGATCAAATCGCAGTAAGCGCTTCTGCCAAAGGTGGAGTTGCTAATATAGATATCGGCCTGCAATCCAAAATCACTTACGCCTCATCAGCCAATCGTGGAGCATATGACGGAGATAAATTAATGTTCTATCATGATGATGAAACAGGTAAATGCCTTGAGGAGAATGTTTACGCCAGACACATGGTTACTAAAAAATGTTTGAGCCAAGCTAATGGACGTATTATACATGGCCTTACCATCAAAACTTCAACTGTAGGAGGAATGATTAAAGAAGGAGGACAGAATTTTTATAAACTATGTAAAGATTCTATGTGGGAAGAACGTAATGATAATGGAGAAACCATAACAGGTCTTTATAACCTTTTTATTCCTGCCTATGTATGCTTGGACGGTTTTATAGACATTTATGGTAACCCTGTTATTGATGATCCTACAGAAGATGACCTTTGGCGAATACCATATCCTACAAGAGATGTAAATGGCAAACTCATCGGCGCAAAAACATATCTTGATAACGCAAGGAAGGCATACATGAAAGAAGATAACCATGATGCGCAAACAAATTTTGAAGAAGAAGTACGAATGTTCCCTACATCCTTTAACGAATGCTTTATTTCAGAAGGCGGCGTTTCAGGCCTTCCTATACATAAAATTACTAAACGAATAAAAGAACTTCAATTCGCTACCAATTCGTCTCTTGGTATCGAAATAGGCAACTTTAAATGGTTAAATGATCGCAAAGACGGAACGGTAATTTTTGAAAAAACAAGTAATGGACGCTTTAAAGTATCATTACTACCGGTAATAAATAACCGTAAAGAAAAAATCTCTATCTGGGATGTTACAGGTATGATTAATACTTACAAACCATCTGGGGTAATAAAATTCGTCTCTTCAGCAGATCCCTATCAATTCCTAAAAACGGAAAACAGAAGACTTTCTATGGGAGCAGGTTCTACATTCATGCTGAGAGACGAAGAAATAGACCCCGATGAAAAACATGTTGACCTGTGGGAGACATATCGAACAGTATGTACATATGTTTACCGCCCTGAAGATCCCGACGACTTCGCTGAAGATATGCTAATGATGTGCGTCTATTACGAATCAATGATGTACCCTGAAATAAATATTGACTTGATATGGAAATACTTTAGACGTAGAGGATACTTAGGTTATCTTCTGCACGGATACGATACCTCTGGCGTAAAACGTAATACGCCTGGATTCTATAATAGAGGAGCAGTGGCACAAAACATATTTAGCTCACATAAAAGATACCTGGAAACACACTGCAATAGAATAAAACATATTGAAGTGTTGGAAGAATGTAAAGCCATTAAAGGAATAGAAGACCTGACTAATAGAGACCTCTTTGTTGCCGTTGCAGGTACATACATGGCAGCAGACCAGATACTCTATGAACCATTTAATAGAAAAATACAAAACAAATATACAATTAACGACTTCTTTAATATTAAATCATACTAAATTGATATGTGAAAATGCAACTTTTAATCATTCTAAATAATTGTGTAATTTATTGATAATCATACGTACTTAGACAGATTAACAATATGTTTAAAAAAATATTCATTAAAAACTTGTTTTTTTAAAAATTATATTATTACTTTTGCAATGTGGGTTTTTTAATTATTTGTGTTAATGAAGGGAACGGGAATAAAACCCCGTTCCATTTTTTTAGGGAAAAAGTTTTTTGATTTTTTTAAGTATTCACTAAAAGAAAACGCTTAAGAGATGGAGAAAAACAAGTATGTTATTGGATTGAGCAACATTGATAATATAGCAGATGAGGTAGTAAAATTATTTTACGAACCTGCTGTTATAAGTTCGGTTTGCACTTGCACAAAAGTTCGTGAAACACCAATGATTAATGGCAAGTACATCTGCTCAATTTGTAACAAACCTATTTTGCAAACCGAACTTATAATGATTCAATTATTGCCGCAGTAACGGTTTAAAAGCACAAAAGTTAAATTTTAAAACCAAAGTATATGAATAGCACAAACGTTCAAAATAGCACTTTCCCCGCCATTGTCAGCAATAATGTGTCACCAGCAATTAGTTGGTATAAATCATTATCGCTTAATCAGAAAATGGCACTCAAAGAAGTATCAGAATTAATTTGTGGTATAAAATGGGAAGATTTTAATATCCTGTTTTCACCACGAGAAAGGTTCGAAATATTACATAACAAATTAATGATGGAAGGTTTCGATGTCTAATTGCCCATAACAAGGCAGGTTACGAAGGTTTTATCCGTAAAAGGCACGAAAAAGATAGTTGGAGCAAAGGCAGAAACATTGAATATGGAGGTGAAGCGGAAGCGGATTTTATGCCCGAAGCCGAATATCAGGAACAACTTTAAAGGTGGCGAAGTCATTTGGACTTAAATACTTTGGTAGCGAAATAAATTCAAACTATTGTCGGTTAGCTAACGAAACTTTGAATGGAACGCTGTTTTAGCATTACGCTTACCGGCTGACGTTATAGGGCGTTCATTTTTAATCAAAATGCATGGAGAATATTGTTTTGGTGGCGGTTGGTTTTTAGTGGTTGCAGTTTTGCCAACTGGTCAAATATCAAACCACTACGAATTGAAGGATTGGGATTTATTAAACATTTAATTTCTATTTTATAATCATTCTAAATAATGGTGTAACTTATTGATAATCATACGTACTTAGACAGATTAACAATATGTTTGAAAAAATGTTTAAAAAAATATTCATTAAAAATTTGTTTTTTTAAAAATTATATTATCTTTGTAACGTAATTTTTTTCATGGGTCTAAATGTTAGTTGAATAAAGGGAATGGAAATAAAATTCGTTCCCTTTTTTTAGGGAAAAAGTTCTTTTGTGAACTACTACTTAGCTAAAGACAAATGTGTAGTTCACAATCCAAATTACGTAAACGGGAGATAATCAAGTTTTTGGGATAATATTTTTCAATCATGGGTAGTTTGTTAAGGCTTTGCAAAATATATGGTTCGATTGAGATTTGCGATTCAAGTGGTAAAAGAGTAGTTTGGTTTTGGGATTACAAACAAGACAAACCGAGATTAAGGTGCGAAATGACAAAGGAAGAAATTGCAGAAAGCGAAAAGGCAAAGTGGCAACACATTAAGTCTCAAAAAAAATGAAACTAAAACATTTATGTACAGGTCAACATGATTTTAAAAAACCAAATTAGTAATTAATTACTTAATTTTGCTGATTACTTAAAAAGTAAGTACATCGGTAATGTATTTTTCAGAAAAATATAATAGGTCATTTTTCAGGCCTACTTGCGACATTGATCCAAAACAAAAAGCCAGTGATCCTAACTGGAGCAGGTCAATGGTAGAGTACATATACTCACAATACATGATGGGTAACTGCGCCATTACAAAAAATGATGTAGAACGTTTTAATGTAAATCTATCATATGCAAAAGGGAGGCAAGATACTTCCATATACAAGGACATGATATTGGACGAGTATAAAGGAAGCAGCAAAAGCCCTAAATATTCTGAGGGAGGAGACAGCTTTAATCCACCTAAAACAAAAAAAGCGAGACAGGGGTGGGTATCAATAAATTTCGACAATGTGTTTTCTCCTATGCCAAAATACATAAATACTATAATAGGTATTATGGAAGGGCAAGAGCATAACATACATGTTAGCGCTATTGATGAACATTCGGCTGAACTTAGGGATGAGCTTAAGTACAAAAGATATGTTCAAGGAAAATACATGAATAAACTGGCAATTATAGATAACTTGATGGGAATAGAGCATCAGGAGGAAAATATAATTTATCCCTCAAGTATTGAGGAGCTTCGTATGTTTGAGGAGATGGGGGAGTTTAAACTGACATACGAGATTGGAATACAAAGAGCGGTTGATCATACGATGAAAGCATCTGGGGATAAAAAAATAAAAACCAATGTTATAAAAGATGCTGTTACCTTTGGGATAGCATCAACTATGGATTATTTTGATTATGATATAGGCGAGGTAAGGGCTAAACATTTGGACGTGCGTTCATTGATTGTGGAAAAAAGCAAAGAGGATGATTTTAGTGATGCATCGTTTTGGGCGTACATAGACTACATAAATATTGCGCAACTAAAGAGCGAAACGGGGCTTAAAGATGATGAGTTGTTTGCCGTTGCAGGGAACTTTTTTGGTAAATTAGGTAATATGACAGCATACGATATGAGGGTAGATAATAGTGGTTCTTATGACTATTACGCCTGCAAAGTACCTGTGCTTGTAGCATATTGGATAAGCAATGACAGTGTTTATCATACCACCCGCAATGTAAAAGGTGTTGATGTTGATTTTGTTGAACCTTACAGAGCAAATAAGGGCGGGGCTGTAAAGTTACCAAGAGTGTATGATACGGAAGGAAAGAAAACTACAAAGACGACGTCGCAAAGCCTCTATAGTTGCAAGTGGATTGTTGATACAGATGTTGTTTATAATATCGGTAAGGCACATGATGTAGCCTTCGACTATGAAGGTAAAAAAGTGGAATCGCCAATAAGGGTTTATAAAATTGATGGGATGCCAATGGTAGAAAATTGCATACCTATTGTTGATCAGATCGCCCTTACATATTATAGATTACAAAATGGTATCGCCAAAGCCCCTCCACCAGGCCTAAAGATAGAATATAATTCTATGCTTGGGATGACTTTTGAGGATGATGATGAATGGAAGCCGTTAGATGGATTAAGGTTATACACGCAGTCCGGACATATCATATTTAATGCCTCCCCATCAGGGGTTGAGTTGCCACCTAACATGCCAGACCCTATTCAGGAACTTAAAGGCGGGTTAGGTACGGTGATAAAAGATGCTGCTGATAGCCTTGCTTTGGCTTATCAACAATTGATGGAAATAACAGGAATAGATAGGCTTAGCGCAAGCTCTATTAGCCCCTCCAGAGATCAAGGAAAATATGTGACAGAGGTAGCTGTGGCTGCAACAACAAATGCACTTAGACCTATATATTCTTGCTATCTTTCTATGAAAGAACAGTTGGCAAGAAGCATTGCACTACGTGTGCAGGCTGTAATAGTAGGTAGAGATGATACAAAATACCATCGGATATTAGGCGATGCCGCTGTGGAAGCATTAAGGGTTGGTGGCTTCTTTCCTCCAATATCGTTAGGCGTACATCTTGTTGCTATGCCTGATGAGGTAATGAAAAATGCAGTGAGGGAAGCTGCGATGGCTGCACTCGCTGGAGGAAAGAACGGAATACCGGCACTCTCCTATAGCGAGTATCTGTTTATTATTGAACAGCTTAATACTAATGCAGGATTATACTATGCAAGAGTTTATATAGCAAGAAAAGAAGCAGAAACACAAATGCAGGCACAACAGAGAGCCGAAAGCTCTCAAAAACTTCTTAGCCAAGAAACTATGCGGCAAAATGAACAGAAAGCAAAACAGGAACTTGATAAGTTGAATCAACAAAAAAATAATGAAATAGAACTTTTAAACGTTAAAAGCAAACTTGAAAAAGAAATGGAAATGCTAAGGCATGAAAATAAGATGAAAGAATTGGAAATAATAAATCAAAATAATATTAATAAAGAATGACAATGAATGACAGTTTAATAGATCAAATGTTTGAAAGTGCGCTTGGAATAAGCAAGCCTAATGAACAACAGACTGTGCAACAGACTGAACAACAGACTGAACAACAGACTGAACAACAGACTGTGCAACAGACTGAACAACAGACTGTGCAACAGACTGTGCAACAGACTGTGCAACAGACTGAACAACAGACTGAACAACAGACTGTTGTTAATAAAGAACCCATTAAGGGTGAGGATGTAAAAGAAAAGTCTGTAGAAAAATTGAAGGACAAAAAGGGAGAGGTTAGTTTTTTAGAGAGGAACTTTCCTAAAGAAGAAAACTTTAAGACTTTAGAAGAAGAAAATAAAAGGCTTAAAGAGGATTATAATAAGTTACGTAATTCTATGTTAGGATTTGAAGAAGGTATTAATCCTGATTATCTTAGATTACATAAGATAGAAAAAGATAATCCAAAGCTGGCAAGTGTATATAAAAGGTTACTGTTAGGTAATCTTACGAGTAAGGAATATCTTATGATGTCTATGGTAATGAATGATCCTGACCTTGCTGAAGATAAAGAAATGCTTAACATGCTGTTGGAGGAGAAATATCCAGGTTTGTTTGACGAGTATTCTGAACCGGAATCAAAAGAATATAAGAAAAGCATGAAACTCTTTGAATATGATGCGAAAAAGGCAGAACAAATGTTACGACAGGAGTTTGAGAAGATAGAAGTTCCTAAATTTAAAGATAATGATGTAAAAGATAAAACCAACAAGGTATTTGAAACATGGAGGGATTTTGATTTTTCTAATAAGGATTTAACGACAGTGAATGTTTCATTGTCGGGGGATAAAGAAGGGGAGACTGTTCCTTTCATGGATATTGAAATACCTGAAAAGGAAAGAGATAGGTATTTAAAGGCTGCGCTTGTCTATATGATTGAAAGAGGTATAGAGAATGGGAAGGATAGTGGAGATATGTTGAAAAAGTTAGTAACAGGGATGTGGATAGGTGAGAACCTAAACACATATAACCGACTTGTTATTGAACAGCGGATGAGGATGAGCGACCGTGAGTGGCGGAAGTTTATTCATCATCCTAAAGAACAGAAAACAAATATAAGCACTTCTGAAAAAGACCTTATCGAAACCATGTTTGATGAAATAAGGTAGTTGACAAACAAATGTATTTTTAATTATTAACTAAAAATTTATTTCAAAATGCCAATTTTAAGTAATGTAAATTATAATCAGGCTGCTACCGGCACTTATCCTCGTTCTGGGATATTAACAGAGCAGCTTGTCTCCTTATATGATATTGTAGAGGAGAAACATATGCCTCAACTTATTTCCCGTTACGGTAAACAACATGCAAACTTTATGATGTTGTTTCGTTCAATGGGGCGTGAAGAGCCTATTACTGCTACAGAGTACACGGCTCATGAGGAAAACCGTATTCATGCGAGCATAAAAGTTAAGAATGATGCTACGCAAAATACTGAAAAAGCATCAGTAGATGTTGTTAATGATGCAGACTATATGTATGCTCGTGTTGGGGATATAATAACATTGCCACGTTATACAGGGGCAACAAATTGGGGCAAGCAAGCCATCGTTACCGCTATTGATGCGGCTAATAAGAAAATAACGATGAAGCCGGTAACGGATTATGCCTTTAAAACTATACCGGCCGGAACAATACTTGCTATAACAAACGGAGCGTTTGGTGCAGGTACAGGACAACCTCCAGGTACAATTGTCGGCGTTACTCCGAGACAGTTTCAGGCTCAAATCTTTAAGGAATCTGTTGGCCTTCAAGGATCTGAGTTTGTGAAAGAAAAATGGTTTAAAGTTATTGATGATGGGCGATCATTGCCAAAATGGTACACTACTGGGCTTGGTCGTGCTGAATATCTGTTAAGTCTTAAGATGGATGGTGCATTTACAATGGGAGATCATAACCATTCAGGCTTGACAACGATCGCTAATGACGGATCAACCGTTGAGGTGATGACCACAAAAGGGATGATTCCCTGGATCCAAGAATTAGGTACAACGGCAGATGTAGATGGCGGCTTTAGCAAAGATGTACTAAATGAGACAGCCTTATATATGAAACGTCAAGGGGTCGAATCAGGATTAGCCCTGTGTATATTAGGGGATAGACTTATGCAATCTGTGGAAGGTGAAATTTTAGATAATTTGGAAAACACAGGCGTTGATTATACAAAGGTGGAGAATACTGTGTTTAGAGGTAATCGTGAACTTTCAATATCATGGAATTTCAAGGTTATTACCACAGGAGGGATGACAACAATATTTCATGTCCACGATAACTGGAGTAACCCTGTTGGGTTCGATAGCGCCGACCTTGAGTTGTCGGAATGTGGTATCATGCTCCCGCTTACAAATGTTAAAGACCCTAAAACAGGTATTCAAATGCCTAACGTCGGATTAAAATATCTGGCCAAAGACGGATATTCAAGACGTATGGAAACATGGTCGGTGAAAGGCGCTGGAGGCGGTCTTTATGTAAGCGATGTTGATAGAGCAGATTTCTATTTGAGAGCGCACTATATGTTTACATTTGTAAAAGCTAACCAGGCAATATTTTTATCACCTGGCGTTGGTGGTTCATTAAGTTAATGGTAATAAGAGGAGGAAATTCCTCCTCTTAATTTTTTTTATTAATTAAATATTAAAAGTACATGTTATTAATCAATGATGTTAAGCTCTCTATGTTACCAAAGAATGATAAGTTTGTTATCATTTATGATAACGTTAGACGGGCAATGATGGAGCAGTATGGGAAGACCATTGTGTTGGATTTCCCGCCGGACAAAATAAAAAGTGTTTACACTGCAAATGCAGGTATGCTCATGGAGACACCTGCGGGGTATCTTCAAAAAGCGTACAAGAGGTATGTTACAGCAAGGGAAGAATATGAGGTTAGGTATTATGTAAGCCAGAGGCAGGCCAGAAATGGTGTTGTAAGATATAATCCTGTTTATATCAACTTTAATGGCAAAATGCCTTTGGACATCAAATCACAGTTTGATCTTATCTTTTTTATGCTTTTCGTGTCTCCTATGTGTGGAGAACTTGGTGAAGGGCTAAGGGAGTATCAAAATCTTCAAAGGGGGGATATTGTTCATTATGTGTTGTATGATGAGGCCAAAGAAGCCACTGATGAAATAAATCTTGTAAGATTGACATCAGAAATCGAGGCGTTAATCACGTCTGACACTATTGGTCTTTCACACAATATGTTGCGGCAATTTGCTATCGGGTACGGTCTTATTGATCCGTTTAAAGAGGTACATGTTGATACGATAAGAAAATTGTTGTTGAGCTATCTTCTTGTTAGAGATAGCGCAGGGCGTATAGATTCTAAGAGGGTACTTGCCTTTAAAAATGATTATAAAGCTGAAGATCGTCTGAAGATCAGGCAACTGATTAAAGAGGCAATAAGTACTAATATAGTGGCTGTAAAGCGTCAAGGCACAGAACGACACTGGTGTCTGCTTACAAAAGATGGGAACATCCGCAATAATTTGGTGGTATGTAACTATTATCAGAATCATGAAAACACGCTTGAGGATTATTTGATGAATGAAGATAATAGCGTAGTGAAAGAAGAAATAGCAAGCCTTGTAGAGATGAAAAAAAATGTAATGGATATTGCTTTAGATATTGAGCTTGATAGATCTTCTTTTGATATGGAGTTTATGCTTGAAGATGCAAATGTAAAAAGTAAAGATACAAAAAAGCCTGAAGTTAAGAAACGAAGGGCTAAGACTGTAGAAAAAAAATAGTTAATAATAAATAATTAATGAGATATGGCAACACCGCCTATTATGGTAACACAAGGGGAGCTGGGTAGTTTGCTCCGTTTTCGTATAGTCTTTGATGAACTGCAACAGAGACTTTTATTTGAGGATTTGTCGCAAGGGCTATACGATAGTCATGGATATTCTGACGTTAAAGGTCTATTGTGGATAAATCATTCTGTACAAGGATTAATTTATATAAATGATGGTTACAATGTAAATTCTTTTGTTGCCCCTGACACCTCTGAAGATGATAGGGTAAAAAGCATACCGCTTGCTGTTATATACAAAGGGCAGTATGTGATAAATTACAAAGTCCAACATGGGGATAAAATTTCTCTTTCTTCAAAGAGTTATGCTTTTAATTTGCTATCTCCTTCTTTGAACCTTGATAAAAGCGTTAATTATGACATATCCGTTTTAAATATAGAGGACATTTCTAATTATCAAGTAAGTAGCGAATTGCAGGTGGGGGGAGGTAAAGTGATATTGCCGGCAATGATAAAACGAGCTTTGACCGTACAACCTCCGTTGGGTGTTCCAATGGCTATTTACTATAATGAGGATGCACCGCAAAAGGTGGTAATAGGACCGCCTATATATACACATCGTTATCAGATAGAACTTGCCTCAACGCTTGTCTATCAGTTAGAAAAATGGGATAATAATTATTGGGTGGAATGGAAATTTGTAAGCAAGCATTATGATTATGTAGATGTTGAATTTGAGTCTGATTGTATTAGCGGTTGCATTGCATGTATCTATCAACTTTCTGAAAGGCTTATTGAAGCAAGAGGAAGAAGCCATAGAGAGGCTGATTACTATGAACGATTGGTGTATGATATAACTTTTTATTATGGTCTTTATCAGATGTACAAGCAGGCAGGTTTAGACACAGGTTATGCTTGTGAAAAGATAATGACTATATTAAAAAAAGAGTGTACGTTATGGACTGAAAAGCCTAATGTGCCTCAAAAAATAGAGCCTATCTATGATATTGGTGAAGGAACACCTGTACCAGGTACACCTGGCACAAAATGGTATTCAGGAACAGGAACGCCATCCGACTTGCTTGGGGATAATGGTGATTTTTATTTACAAACTATTAATGGTCATGTTTATAAAAAGGATGGTGGGACGTGGATACTATTGATGATCCTTTCCCTTAAAGGTAAACGGATTGTAAAGATTGTAACGAGTAATTATACCATGTCGGCGGTGGATGATACTATTTTTGTGCGAAGCGGCAATACGCCTGTTTCTATTATTTTGCCTGTTGGCGAGGAGGGGGATAGTTATACTATTGTTGCTGATTGGATGATATCGCAGATTAGTGTGATGCCGCAAAGTGGTACGATAGAAAAGAAGTCGGTTTATGACTTTGGTACAGAAGGTGATTCGATAACTGTTGTTTTTCAAAACACAAATTGGAAAATAATATAATATGACACTGCTGGAGATAATAAATATAATAAATTTTATTGTTGGCGATCGTAGTCCTGATATTGGCTTTACACCAAAGAGATTTGGTCAAATGCTTCATATAGCAAGCCTGAAACATTATAAACGTAAATTAGGGTTACCTGAAGAATATCAGCCAGGTATGCCATTGCCAAGACAGGCGTTTGATATTACCCAGAAGATTACGGAGGATATGAGGGGTTTTAAGATTGAGTTAAGCGGTAATAATATGTTAAAATTTTACAATGGTAAAGCTGCCTATCCAGATAGGTATTATTATCCTTCATCAATGAGTGCTGTGCGTGAAGATGGGGGAATGAAGAAGGTTACTTTTGTGACAGATCAGCGAATGGATGAGATGATGGGAAACTATGTAGATATTCCAAGTTATGAGTATCCTGTAGCTACATTTCAAAATGATTATATACAAATAGCGCCTGAAAGTATAACAAAAGCTAAGTTTGTTTATTTAAGGTTGCCTGAAAAACCTGTTTATTCTGTTAAAGTAATAAACGGAGTAAGTGTTTATGATAGTCAAAATAGCACCCAACTTGAATGGGACGAGGTGAATCAAATAGATATAATGGCTATCTTATTATCAGATTTAGGAATTTCATTGAGGCGTGAAGATGTAATGCAGGTTGCGGAAAAGCATAAAATACAGGGAATATGATTACACATGAGGAAATAATTAATTATTGTAACTATCTGATAACAAAGGATCAAATTGGTGATCCAATATCTCCTATTGAGTACAGTTCAATAATATCAATAGTTAATATTGAGGTGTTTAATAGAGAGAAAAAACGTTTAATTGAACTTTCTATGGGAGACCATTATAAGTTCATTGAGTTATTGAGAGACAGTTATTTACAAGATACAAAGAGGACTCTTACTGTTGAAACGGAATTAAGAGAATTGACTCTGGATAAAAATGTTGATATGTTGCTTACTTGTACTGCTTTTTGTAATGGAGCGATTAAGAAGGTCTCAATTGTGTCTGAAGGCAAAGCATCAGATATGGATAGCGGGCTTTGGGATAGTGAAGATGTTCCTTATGTTTATACTATCGGTAATGTTTTATATTTTTCACAAAAAGTAAGTCAGATAAAGATTATTTATTTAAGGTTGCCTGAAAAACCTATTTATGATTATTTTATAACCTCTGATGAATTTTTACATTATTATTTACCTCCAGATTATAAGGTTGTTCTACAAAATGGGCAATATAATGTATTATCAGGGGCTGGCAAAATGTATTTTACAAATATTGAACATCCTAAAATAGATGGTTATATTTCTAAGTCAATTGAATTTGGCTGGAAGGAATCAATGTTAGACATTGTTGTTAATCTAATATTTGAAAAGATGGGTATATCTATGCGTGAAAGTATTCCGATACAAATAGCGCAAACTAAGAAACAAGATGTATGAAAAAGAAAGAGTTTACAGAGCTAATAAGATTATCTTTAATTAAGGACGTCAATCCATTGGTGGTTGACAAGTATGTATCTATGGCTTATGATAGTTATGTTCAAGGGTATTGGATGAGTATTAAAGGAGGCTCTTTAGACGTTTTTACAAAACTTTTTGAGGGTGTTGAAATAAGAAATGAGGGTAAGCAATATTATTCCGATTTGCCGGCCTCATTGATAGATCTTCCCAGAACAGGTGGTGGAGTGATGAATATTCATATGATTGGAAGCATGGATTTAACCTTCGTTCCTGTTACAATAGTTGGGCATCAGTCTCTTAATGAGCTTGAGGTATATAAACTTACGGGGCCTGTTCCATTTGTAGTAACAAAGGAAAAGGTCTATTATAAAAGTATAATGTATGGAATAGATAAAGTGAACATGCATTTGCTTATCAAATATGAAGAATATTTACCTGATGATAATATTGTGTTTCCCCCAAATTCCGAGATGGCGATAAGGGATATTGTATGGCAGTTTTTAAATCAAATGCCACCGGAAGATAAGGTAATTGATAGTAATGAAAAAACTAATTGATAATTGATAATTGTTAATTGATAAGATGGACACACACGGATTGGTAAAAATAGATCATGTAGTTCTTTCATTTTTGAATGAGAGGAATGAAGGGTTTGAAAATTACATGCGTTACAAGCAGATAGTTATTGAGGGTTTGACGCAAGAGTTAGGTGTTTCTCATTCGGAAGGAACAAAGATTTATTATTCTGTTGTTAATGAGGTAAATAATGTTTATTTACCTGCTGATTACATAACTTATTCAAGGATAGGTATTGTTATCAATGGTCAGATACATACATTAACACGTAATGACAGGCTTGTCATGCCTGAAAAGGTTGTGTGTGGTGTTGAGGAGGTTAATAGAGACCTTTTGGAGAAGCTTAATTTACCTTTAAAGTTGAACTATGCTAAAGGTGGTGGGTATAATGTTGGAGAATTTAGAGTTGATGATCGGGAGCGTGTAATACGTTTCAGGGGTGCGCTTGCAGGCAAGTTAGTTGTGGTTGAATATAAAAGTTCAGGCATCTCTCTTGATTCACAGACATTTATCCCTGTAATGATGATACCTACTTTGAAAGAATATTTAGAATATACTCTTATAAAAAGAGATAGGGATGTGCCTGAAGTAAAGGTTGAACGTTGTCGTCGTCAGTATTTGGAGGCTAAGCGGCAATACATTAAAAGGAAAAATCCTTTTAATATTTATGATATATTAGATGTTATTAATCAAGGAAGGTCGCAGGGGGTGAAATGATAGAGGATGTTAGAAATATGCTTTATATAGATCAGGATTCTGATCTTCAGCGTCTATCGGCTGAAGCATGTGTAAGAAAGGTAAATATGCGTTCGCACGGATTAGGTAAAATGGGCGTTAATGAGGTTATTTACGGCACTAAGTCTATTCAGCAGTTAAGTGGCCGAATAGCAGGATGGTGTCAGGACACTAAGAATAAGGCAATAATTATCTTTGTTGAAAGTCAGTTAGGCGCTAAAAATATTTATAGATATTTTGTTGAGTCGTCAGAGGTACAATTTATCTATGGCAATATCTTCCTGGATTTCAACGGTAACGTTGATGCGGACATTGTTGATGATATGTTATATTGGACTGGTGGCGTACCGATGAAACTTAATGTTGAAAAGGCATTGAATATTGGTAATGAAACAATTGCCCCATTGTACAAGTATATAAATCTGAATCGGGACATGCTTACTGTTATAAAACAGCCTCCGCTTATGCCTTTGCGTGTAGAGTATGAAGATGATTTAACGGTTAATAGAAATCATATTAGAGGATCTTTGTATCAATTTCGTTATCAGTATGTGTATGATGATGGAGAGGAGAGTGTATGGTCACCAATTAGCGATGTGCCGATCCCTGAAGGTGAGAGTACTGCGAATGGCCATTATGTAAAGGAGGAGAATAAGGATAATCGGATTAAGCTTACATATGAAGAGGGGAACAGTTTAGTAACAAAAATAAATTTTGCTTATCGTCGTCTGAATACAGGCGTATGGTCTTTGTTTAAAACAATAGACAAATACGATACTGATGGTCAATTAATAAATATTGAAGGATATGTTTATTTCTACGGTAATGAAGTTACATATCCTTTAGATCAAAAAGAGGTTGCGAGGCTTTATCATAATGTTCCGTTATTTGTTAAGCATCAAAGGTTTATTAACGGAACAAATCTTGTCTATGCAAATTATAATGAAGGATATGGTAATCATGATGTTAGTTTAAGACTAACATTGAATTACAAAGATATAACAACTAATGTTGACAGCCTAAATATTGCATTTACTACACATACGGATATTGTTAATGTTTGGGTTATTACATTTAAGTTATGGGATTACGATTCTGGCGCTTGGATTGAATATGTTGCCGGTGATCAGATAATATGTAAACTGTATCAGTTTGATGTAATGAATCCAATTGTTGATTTTACATATACCTGTGTTGGTGGTGAGAGTTATGAGGATATTATGAATTTGATACAGAATGAATTATATTCTTACTTTAAGATTGAGAGGTATTTTTATAATGATGGGTTAAGTTATGTTATTGCAAGTCCTCTTAGTCAATGGGCGTATTATATAGAGAAGTTGCATATTCATCTCTTTAGAAATAGTCAATATACTTCTTGTGTAGAGAAAGTTACTCCGATGAATGTTACTCCTTCTTATCCTGATGAATTTAAGGTTGTTGTTCTTCCTATTGGTGATTATGAGTTTAATGCTGGGGATGTAGGGGCGTTATCTTTAGAATATTGGGATGGTACAAATAATGTAAAGGCTGATTATTTGTATAATTTCATTCAGAGTTCAAATAATTTGACTTTGATAGAGGCTATAATAACATATTATGATAATATTTTTGGTGTAGGTAAATTTCTAAAACTTGGTAATGTTATCATAATAAAGAATGACATCTACATAACTTATACTAATGATTATTTAACAGGATTAAGGGCTAAGGTTTTAAGTCGCATTTCGGGCGTTTGTAGCACGTTTAAATCTGGGGCTAATGTTGAGGTCGGTATTGTTTATTACGATCAATATGGGCGTTCTGGTGGCGTACAGGGTACAAATAAAATTTATGTTAAAACTATTTCTGAAATTAAACCTGCACAAAATATAAATTGGCTTACAAGAAATACAATTACTGTAAATATTGAAGGTAATGCTCCTTCATGGGCTAAGTTTTATCAATTAGTTGTCTCGCCTAAGCGTAGAGGTTTTTTCCAATATCTTGTTGATCGTTTTGAGACAAGTGATGACGCCAGATATGTTTATATAAGACTTAACGATGCCATTCTTGATGGTATCTCTTTAAACAGCAAATTGATTTACGGATATTATACTTTTAATAGGGATGATAGAGTACGAATATGTTATGTTTTAGATGGGGATAAGTTTAAGACGACGGATGGCGTTGTGGACATGCAAATACTTGATGTGGGTTATGAAAGTGGAGCGCAATCGTACATTAAGGATGACGCTGGTGATGATAGTGCTTATATCATTGATGAACACGGCAACAAGATACGTAAGCGTTCAGCCGAATATCTTGTTGTTAAGTATTTTGATTATCAACGTCATGGATTAGGGTATAATAAGAGTGTTATTGAGGTTTATACACCAGAGATGAAGGATGATGAAAATAATGTATTTTTTGAGGTAGGCGACAGGTACGCAGTTATTAATAGCCAGCACAGTCAAAATGAGGTAGAGGTTAACTGTGGGGATGTTTATGTTAGAAGGAGATTGCGGAGAATTGATGATTTTGTATGTGAAGATAGTAATTTTTCAGATATTTATTTAAGTGATGCATGGGGCAAAGGGCGTGCTAATATTGAGCTTAAAACTGCTGAAAACAAATGGTATGAAAGTAATATTAAGCATTCAAAAAGGTATGTTAAAGGAGGTGTTAATGGTCTTTCAGATTGGGACACAAACAGTATAGTGTTAAGCAGCAGGCATGGAGAAATAACGGGGTTGGCGGAATCTGGAATAGTGTTAAAGGTAAATCAAGAACGTAAAAGCACATCTATTTATATAGGTCGAACAGTATTTAGCCAAGCAGACGGGCGAGAAGGTTATGTAGGTATTTCAGATAAATTGCTGGGTACGATAATGCCAAGTCAATTGACGTTTGGAACTATGTTTCCAAATTCAATAGCTACAATAGATACATATCAGTATTTCTTTGATGTATTTAATGGGGCGGTGGTAAGAGATTCTTATAATGGTCCTTATCCTATTTCCAATTATGGAATAGCATCAACGATAAAGGATTTAAGTAAAGAGATATTGGATTTAGGAATAGACAATGTAGATGTTGTAAGCGGATGGTCAGGGTTGTTTGATGAATATATGATAACATTCTGTTTACCTGATAGACGAGAAACGATAGTGTTCTATGAGAAAGAAAACAAGTGGTCTCATTATGTTGAACCAACAGCAAGTAGGTATATGTGGTTTGGAGATACTTTATTGTCTCATGATGGTAATACGTTATGGTTAGAAAATCAGAAAGACGAGTTATTGTATGGCAAGCCGATAAAGACGGAAGTTGAATTTGTATCAAACGTCGTCCCTTTTAAAAATAAAATATTTAAGAATATTCAGTTAATGGCTAAAGCTCCGTTTACGGGTGAAGTAGAGACTTTAGTTGAGGGGCAGGTAGTTATGTCAAGTGTTATATATATTGGTGATTGGGTAAAAAAGCAAGGTGTTTGGTGGGCGAATTTCAGACGTGACGGGCAGACACCTTTAGATACTATTATAAGTTCTCGATTAAGAGGCCGTATGATGAGATTAAAATTAAAAGGTACTACTGGATTAAGTTACGTTAAAATAAAAAGTAATACATCAGAAAAATCATAAAGATATGGGAATAGGTTTAGCAACAGGTATATTATCTGGTTTATTTGGGGTTGGCAGTGGCATATTAGCAAATCAGCAGCATCGTAAGTTTGCTGACTATTTAGGGAATTTAAAGTATAATATGCCTTCTGCCATGAGTTCAGCGGAAGCTGAATATAGAGGATTGGCTGGTCATGGATTGGCTGGAAAAGAGACTATCAAGGATGATATAGTAAGTCAACTTGCACGTACTATGGGGTTAGGAAAACAGGTGGCTAAAAATCCGAGTGAGTTGTTGGATTTGTTAAGTAAGACTGAAGACAGCGTTACATCTAATTTAAGGCAGTTGGGTATTCAGGATGAGACGGCTAAATTAAGTAATAGGATGAGGCTTGCTGAGTTCCTTTCAAGGGTTAAAGCTCCTATGGAGGCCTCGATAGAGGATAAAATGATAAACTTGGGTATTTCTAAAGAGAGAGAAAAGATGGTGGGAATACAGGAGCTTTTAAAAGGTATTTCAGGCGGCTTGGAAGGGGTTAGCCAAGGGGTGATGTTTAAGTTGATGGAGGATTATATTAAAAATAGGGGAACAACAGGGGAAAGTAGTGTAAGGGGGGAGGAAAGAATGTTTAATCCATTTTTTAATCCTTATAAAGAAGACTATTTTCCTATTATGAATTTAGGCACTCCTTCTGTTCTTGATAAATATGGTTTAACTTAATGGAAAAAATAAGATACAATGTATAGTAGCCGTGTAAAAATAGTACCTGATCAACAGTTAAGGCTTAATCAGTCTTTGGGTAGGCTTAATCAGGTTTATTTAAGCATGATGCAGAAGGATCAAGCGGAGATGCTTCGTGGCATTGATGAATATAAGAAGATTGTAGATAATTCTTTTAAACCTGTTTATGGTAAGTATCAGCAGGAGTATCTTGCTAAAAGAGATGAGTTTATTAAGGAGGCAGGACAGATTTATAGAGATAATAATTATCGAAATTTAACGCCTGAACAGCATAGGCGAATATCGGAACGATATAACGAGTTGAATCTATTTGCCGACAAAGCAAATGAAGTAAGGAAGTTGTTTAATGATAGTGTTAATAAAGTGATGTTTAATACCGATGGTAAGATAAGGCGGAAGGAGAGTCTTGCTAATCTTGTGCAGGTTGAGAACATGAGTTTAGATGATGCTTTAGATTATCTTGAAAGTGGAATTTGGGCGGTGGCAGCACCGCCTAAGTTTGATTTTATCGCCGAACGTGGTAAAATACTTAAACAATCGAAGGTTGATGTAGATGATATAAAAAGACATTATCCTGACTATGTTCTTGTTGAAGGAAAACAATATTATGATCCTACTAAGTTTAAAGAGTTAACGAGGATGTTATGGGATTCAGGAAAGGAGGCTTTGTATCAACAGTTCCCGGATTATGAGACATTTGAAAGGTTTATGAGGCCACCAGATGGCGAGTCTGAACCTATTAAGATTGACTATAAGACTAAAAAGGTTGATTCAAAAGGTGGGAGTAATACAGGTAAGGTTACAATTATAAATCCTTCGACGCATCTTGGCTATACTGTTTGGGATATAGAATCTGTAGGAAAGCATAAGCCTTATACAGTTAGCAAGGGCATGGAGCTTTATACAGAGGATGGTGAGCTTGTTAGTGTAGATGAAGCTGCTGGTGGGCGTTTGATACGTTTTGCCGAAAGAGACTATGGAATGGGAAAAAAACTGTACGCAGTGTTTAGAGGTGATAGCGGTTATCCTTTAAATGTGTTATTCATTAAAGATAAGGTGGCTGATGATGATACAAACAAGCAGTTAAGGGAAAACAAGAAGATTTTATATATACCTTTTGAACAGTTAGGAGACGGGTATTTAGATTCCATTGGGATAAAATTAGAGGGGTTAGAGAATGTGTTTAAGGGAAAACGGGGTTTACTTGATGGAGCAAATTTTAATTTGAAAAACAATGAAAGATAAAATAAAATACGTTGAGTTAGTTGAAAGATTAAAAAGGGATATTGATTTACCTGAAGGGGTTGATGATGTATTTTTGGTAAAGGCCTTTTTTGATAAAAACCCAAAGGCAGCAGAAGGTGTTGATATGGAAGATGTTACTATTCCAGAACGATACGATGTTGGTACAATGGCTAAAATTATACGCCATGAAGTTGGTAAATTTGATGGAACAGATGAAGAACTTGTAAATCTGTTCTTGGAGAAAAATCCTTCTTACAAGGACCAGGTTGATTTAAAAAAAAAAGATTTCAATATTTACGAGGCTACTCAAGAAGGTTTAGGTTATATTGGTGGAAAAAAAGAAACAGAGAAACGTAGTAATGATCCTATAGGATACATTCAGGAGGATATTGATAAACTTGTGAAGGAAAAGGATAGATTAGAGCGTAAGTCAATAGTAACGAGTACTAAAGATATTGCATGGTCGAGGTCGATATATACTGGAGATAAAAAGTTTAGTTCCTCTGATGATGCTGTTGAATATGAAAGGATAAATAAAAAAATATTGGAACTTGAAGATCAGAAGCGCAAGCTTGAAGTACAAATTGAGCGTAAACGCTTAGATAATAAGTATGCGCCTCATTATGAGAGTTATAAAGAATATATTAAGAATGTTCCTGATGATATAGATGTATTAAAGAATGAGAAGGAGCGGGAATTAAAAGATATAGCTAAGTCTGGGGCTGGTTACAAAGAGTTTGTTTATGGTAGAACTATGTATGCTTACAAGCCTACACCTATATTGGAAGATGAGGAAAGTCGTAAACGGTATGATCAGCTACAGCGTGAGGTTAAGGAACTTGATGCTCTTAAATCTTTACGCATGGAGGATGCTTATGCATTAAGCACTGACCTTGATGCGGAGTCAAGACAAGAGTTAAGATATTATATTAAACAGCGTGTAGAGGAAGATGAAGTTAAACGACAAGCTAATAAGTTGTTTAGGGAGAAATATCCTGATAAGTTATACCCTGATGAGGCGGTTGAAAAGTTTACGATTGAGGTAGAAAGATTGTTTGCTGATGCATCAAGGCTTAAAGGTGAGTTATTAAACAAAGCTAAAGTCTCTAAAAGTCAGTTTGATTTAGAGATGAAAGAGTTAGATGCGTCAATAGAGGCTGAATTATTACAAAAGAAAGCGGAGCTGGAGCAGATGTATGATGCCGGCGCTATTTCTGTTGATGATGCTAATCGTCAGCTTGAAGAACTAAGAAAGAATAAAACGTTGATATATAATGAACATATTCGCAGATATAACAGCAATGTTATTGATGCTTTGAATAACGCTCATATAAGTCTTTTTGATACGTTTAAGGGCAAACTAAGTGATTTGGAGCGTGAGTATGGAGTTACTATTGACGGGAAGTTATCTAAAGATGTAGTTGATAGGTATGAAGATGTGTTTGCGGAGGTTTATGCGGAACGGCAACGATTCTCGATGGCTAAATGGAATGCTCTTCCACGTAGTGCGCAGATAGCTATGTCGTTTTCTGCTGGTGTTTTAGATTTATTTAATTCTATCGGTGGAGGCCTTAATTGGTTAGGGTATTATGAAGCAGGTAACTATTTATCGGATATGGCGATGGATTTTTACAAGAGTGCGGATATTCCTGTTTTTGAGTTAGACAAGTTGCTAACTCCTGATTGGTGGATCGCCAATGGCGTGCGTACACTTCCCTTTACTCTTTCTCTTTTACCTACAGGTTATGGAGTTACTTTAGGGTTATCAAGTGCATTGGCAAGGACGGCTATGCCTGTCTTATTAAGACAATTAGTGGCAGGAGCTGGAGGAGCTTTAATTAATCGTCCGATAGAAGGATGGTTTAATGCGGGTGGATCATTTAATGAGGCAATGGAAATGGGAATGTCTGTTGAACAAGCTTCGCAAGTTGCCGCAGATGTGATGAAGAATGAAGCATTTTTATATTTTAATGATGCCATGCAACTGGGTTTAGCGTTTACGCCTGCAAAAGGTTTCTTGTCAAAATTATTATTGTTTCTTTATGAAGGTGCATCGGAGGGAATAGAGGAGTTATTGCAAGGTTATTGGCAGCATAATGCAATAGCCAGACGTGATGATGAAACTCCTATTTTGTCATTGATGGAATATGCTAAGACGGATATGGCTCTTACAGAGATGATATTAGGGACTGCTACAGGATTGGCTTTTCAGGGAGGGGCGGAGACTATCAAGTATATAGCAGGTATGAAAAATATTGATGCTGACAAATTTGCTGAAGATAAGATTACTAATTACATGATAACAAATTTCTTTTCAGATGAGGAGAGTAATGTTCCATTAGAAAAACGTAGGGATGATGCTTTTAATATGATAGATGTTTTTATGGAGCGGGGTTCGCTTACAGAAGAACAGGCTGACTATCATAAGAAAATGACAAATTATGCTTATGAACTCAAGGTTAGTGGACTTGGTTTTGATGAAGATACAAGGGTTGCGCTATTGGAATATTATGGTAATATTCTTGCTTCCGAATTATTGCTTAGCAAATTAGGTGATAAAAATATTGACGCTGCAATAAGTGAAAAGTTAAATAGGCAGCGTGCTGATTTACAAAAGATGTTATCAGGTGAAATTGCTATTTACATGATAAATGAGTCAATCATTAGTAATGAGCAATTTAAGAAGTTTATAGATGATCCTTTGTTTATAGAAAAGTTTGTTAATGATAACATAAAGGTTAAGGTTGTAAACAGTGATTTGACGCTTATGGATAAATTGGCTCAAAGAGCTGATGAGTTTACAAAGTATAAACAACAACAGGCTGAACAACAGACTGAACAACAGACTGAACAACAGACTGAACAACAGACTGAACAACAGGCTGAACAACAGACTGAACAACAGACTGAACAACAGACTGAACAACAGGCTGAACAACAGACTGAACAACAGACTGAACAACAGACTGAACAACAGGCTGAACAACAGACTGAACAACAGACTGAACAACAGACTGAACAACAGACTGAACAACAGACTGAACAACAGACTGAACAACAGACTGAACAACAGGCTGAACAACAGGCTGAACAACAGGCTGAACAACAGGCTGAACAACAGACTGAACAACAGGCT